TCATAATGGACTTTGTTGGAAGTAGAAGAAGATACCTACTGTTTCACCATCCCATTCAATACGCTTAATTAAGTTGCGCATAAGCGTTTTCTTTTGATGCAATGTTGCATAGTCTATCAGTTTATTAAAATCTTTAAGAGATTGAAGAATAAGGTCAATATTAGCAAGAGAGTAGTCTTGATTGATACCCAAACTTTCAAGATCTTCAAGTTGCTCTTTAAGAGCAGCATTTTTACTATGCAGTGCCTTAACCTCGTCTTGTATATATTGTTCCATAGTCGGATCATCAAATAGAGCAAGTTTTTTTATAAGGCTACTAATAGTAGTCGTATTTGTATCTAATTCCATTTTGATACGTGTTTTTTCTTCTTCATTAGCATCGGCCTTAAAGGTTAAATCATGTTTAGACTTTTTGAGTTCTTTGATTAAGTCCGTTTCATTTTCTAACATAGCACGAATACGTTTGATTACAAGCGCATCTAGAGCATAGCCTTTACTTATATTATTAATATTGCATAACGTACCTCTACTCTTAGTCTTGGTAGTACATCTATAGTTATAGCATACTGTACCATCTGCCAAAACACCTTTACCGGAAACTTGCATAGGTGCCCCACAATGTTTACAGTAGATCAATCCGCTAAGTAGAGCAGGAGAAGTGCTTGCATTAGAATAGGCTAAGTCGCTATTTGCAGCAAGTTGCTTTTGAACTGCTATCCAATTTAGGCTAGAGATAATAGGCTCATGGGTGCCAATGGAGATAATCCATTTATCATGAGGATTTTGTAAGTTTCCTTGTCCTTTTTTATTACGGTTATAAGGCATGAGTCCATAGGAGCCATTAAATTCTTCTTTAGGTTTAGGTAGAATACATTCAAGTTTATGAAAGTAATCATAGATTGATGTATCAGCAGTAACATAAACAGGATTGATTAATATATTACGTATAACATTGGATCGGAAGTAGGCTTTGTTAGGTGTTTTGATATTAGACTGCATAAGATAGGTTTCTACTTTAGAAATGCTACCAAGCTCTAAATACTTGTCAAAAATGAGCTTAACGATAGAAGCAGTATCTGGATCTTGTTCAAGAACAGAATAATGCTTAGTCTTGCCACTGGATTGATAAGCTACTTTTTTGCTCTTATAGCCTAACGGAGAAGTACCGCCTAGCCAACGGCCCAGCTTTGCAAGCTCTAATAGGTTATCTGTAACACGCTCTGCAATGGTTTCTCTTTCTAGTTGAGCAAATACAGAAGATATGTGAATCATGGCACGCCCCATAGGTGTGGTTGTATCAAAATTCTCTTTGATAGATACGAATCCTATGCCATGCTCGGTTAAGATGTCTAATGTAGATGCAAAGTCAGAAACATTTCTAGAAATACGATCTAGACGATAGCATATAAGTACATCATACATACCTTTCTTTAGCTCATCTATAAGTATTTTAAATTGAGGACGATTGGTATTGCCACCTGAGAAACCTTCATCTACAAATGTAGAGAACTCTGGCGTCTCAAAATGTGCATTGGCATACTCCTTACACATGTGTATTTGATTATCTATAGATTCCCCTTTGTCAGAAGTCTTGGACTTACGGGAGTAGATTGCTATTTTCATAGTAGGCCTCCTATATATAAACAATGAGCTCCACATAGATGTGTCTATGTGGAGCTTGAATATAAATTTAAATAACCGACAATTGATTGTTAGTTATTGAAGAGATAAAAGATGCCCCTTCACTAATTTCTAATGTTTTATAGCTATATTTATTTAAAATAGCTAATGCAGTTTTTAGTTTGCTTTTTGCGTTTTCGCTTAGTATATCCATATCATGGCTATAGATAAATACTACTTTATGCATAGGAGTAACTTCTTGAGCAGCTAAAGCCCAACTTCTTGCGGTAGAAATAGATTGCTTTTGGGTACTATTCTTAAAATCAAATATTTTTATTGCATATTCATTATTTATAATATAATCAAAATTAATTTGATCATTAAATTCACCAAATAGAGGTTTAGAAGAACAATCATTCTTCTTGGAAGAAATTATATGTTTTAAAAATTTGATTTCATCACCTACAGAAGGGCGTTGTTCTTTTGAGTAGTCATATCTTAGATAAATCTTTTTGGCTTCATCTATAAATGAATCAAAATTTTCTACATCAACTTCAACAATAGGAGTAAATTTAAATTCGTTGACATAGAATTTTGTGAAGTCATATAAATCAAATGATGTTTCTGTATTATTGAATGAATATGATGAATCTTTGCAAATAGACTCTTTGATACTGTGCAATATGATTTTTAAAATATCTGGGTTTAATTCATCATATGTATTAGCAATTCTAGTTATATTAGAAGTTATTTCAAATCTACGCTCATTAGTAGATAGGTTATGGAATGCAACACCGATTGTAGTATTATCAGTTAATAAAAAAGATGGATAATAAGTTAATGCAGAGTATTTAATTTTACACATCATATTACACCTCCTTATACTTAAATATAGTATTACAAATATCCTCTAAGTGAACCAATCGATAACTTATATATTCTATCAGCATATCTAAACTATCGCAATCAATTTTCCATTCTTCTGGGATAGAATATACAATATCTTTAATTAAGTCCTTATTTAATAGAGTTTGGAAATCATGTGCAACATCAATCAAATTCATATTTTTAACAGACATAATTCCAAAAAACATATTATAGAGAAACTCATTCCATTCCATTACAGAAGTATCCCCAATATCTTTTTCTTCCATACATTGCTTAAGCTTGTATTTATCCCAGATAACTCTATTTGGAAAGACGTGCGTATGATCAATAATGTAGATTTTATTTTCTGCAATACTATATAATAAATTCCCTGGATTACGGTCAGTATTGAATATTAAGTGATCAAATAAAAGAATTCTTGGGAAATCACTTAAGTTTATACAATGCTGTTTTAAAAGTAAACCTAACTCAGAACGCATATTCAAGATATTATTTAATCGTGTTGAATAAAAACCAAGTCCACTTGAAATTTCATAAGGTGGAGTACCAACAGCTGTATTTAAGTCTAACCTAGCAAGTCCAGCATTTGGGATTGGCAATCTTAAATGACATGCTAACTTATAGGAAACCCACTCATTTATTAAAGAGAGTACACCTTCTTGGTTATCATAACATTTAAAAATAACATGTTCATTATTATTCAATACACAGTTTAAAGGTTGTGTAGAAGTATGGGGGTAACCATCTATAATTTTATCTATATATAAATATGACATATTTACTCCTAATATACTTTAATAATAAGCCATAACATAGCCAATAAATATTATGCTATGGGTTTGTACGATTATCTTATTTTTGTTTCTTTTATACGAACAAGCATATTATATGTTGTTTCATCTATGTAAGAACCTTCAAATTCCATATCGTTATGCAAGAGTAACTCGGCTGCAAATTTATTTGCTTGATTCTCGTACATACAATTAGAGTTAAAGAGGTCTTCATCTTGTGTTAGTAAAACTCCCTTTTCATATTTCAAAAAGTCCGTTTTATTAGAGTGGAGCAGTGCATGCCCAAGTTCATGCGCCAGTACTATTTGTTGAGCTGTTTCATCTAAATTAGAATTAACAATAATGAACTTATTGCGCAATATTTTAATAAAATAACCTTTTGTTGTTGCATAAGGCAAGTATTTTACATGGATTTTTAATTCTTTAGCAATTTTTTCAGGGCTACGTGTCCCATATTTTTGCACTAAGTTTTTAACCCTTACTCTAATATTTATCATTTGTGTTCCTCCAGTAAAAAAAAGAATAGTTATTACTTATTAAATTTCAAATTTATTTAAGTTTTTATTTAACTATTTTTTTTTTTACGTGGAGCATATTTTGTCTTATTAATTTGTTTACTTTCCCAGTATAAATTTGAAATATCTCTGGTGATTGCTTCACGATCTTCATCAGATGCATCCATAAAGAAAGCTTTTGCTGTTTTCATGAACTCATCATAAGAAACTTTTTCCTTAACAGATGCAGGCTTAATGTGATCAAGGTCAATATAATTACGGGTATTTGTTTCACCCATAAGATAATCTAATGACACATTAAATATTTTGGCAAGCGCGTTTAATGTTATTGGATCTGGCATAGTCCTACCAGTTTCATAATTGGTAATAGCGGTACGTACTATACCTAGTTTCTTTGAAAGCTCTAGTTGTGTAATATTATTTTCTTTACGGAGTTCTTTTAGTCTTAAGGCAAACTCACTACTAGTCACTTCCATATTTATCCTCCAATTCTGATAAAGTATTGATGTTTTTATATATAAAGTATAGTCATTATTAATGACTAAATCTATAAATGTCATTAAATAAAACATTTTTTAGAAAAGCTATTGACATGTCATTTAAAATGACGTACTATAAAGTCATAATAAATGACATAACAGGAGGTATACATGAGGATTTATATGATTAACCAAAGAAAAAAGCTTGGTTTGACACAAGATGCTGTAGCAGAATATGTAGGAGTAAATAGAAATACGATATCTTCCTATGAAACTGGAAAATTAACACCCTCATTAGATATTGCATTAAAACTTAAAGAATGTCTGAAAACAAATGATGATAAAATTTTTTTAAAAACAAATGTCACAAAAAATGACATAAAGAGGTCATAGGACAAATTTAGACATTCATAAACATCTAAAGAGGAGGGGAGGTCATGGCTTGCAAAGAACAAGAGTACAACATTAGATGTTTTTTAGAAGATGGTACGCCACTTACTAAAGAGAATCAACACCTCACATGTATTAATCAAGAAGTTACAAGGTTTCAGGCTAAGGTTATCGTTAGTCAAATCAATAAAATGCCTAAAGAGGTAGGAAAAATTGTATTTGAGAGATTAACCTCAATGCCTGTGTATCATTAAGAAGAATGTACATAGATACTAAAGATATACTACAGGATTATATGCAAATTAAGAATAGGTAAAGTAGTCAATTTTATGACTATAAATTGACCTAATATAACAAGAAGGGGATAAATCGTTATGAATCAGAATGAATTTACTATAGCACTGGTAAAGGCACGAAAGGATAGAGGGCTGACACAAGAGCAAGCATGCTTTGTTATTGGAGTAGCAGATACCTCTACTTTAAGCAAATGGGAGACAGGTAAAGAAATCCCATCAGAAAGAACAGTTTCAAAAATAGTACAGGCTTACGAAGAGCCATTACTAGGGTATATTTACTTACACCGATGTACAGAACTTGGGAGGCTCATTTTGCCACCAATCATACATACAGGTTTGGATAATCTAGCCTTACGGTTCCAGAAGGAATATAACGATATAAGGTCCGTTCAGATGGATATGATCTCGATAGCATGTGATGGACAAGTAAATGAAGATGAAGAAGAACGCTGGGAACGCGTCCAGAAAGAAGTCACAGAGCTAGCAGGTGTAAGCTTACCGCTAATTATAAGTAGTTTTGGAGTAAGAAAAAAGCTCCTTCAAGGCGGCAACCTTGAAAGAGCATACGTTTAAAATCTAAATTGGTGACATCAGTATAGCACGTTCTTATACAGATGTCAAAGGGAGAGAATTGAATAATGACAGTAAGAGAAAAAAGAGCACTTAAAAGTAACCTCAGCAAATGGTTTGACCAAGCTATGAAAGGGTTGTTTGAGTTGGCGGTAATAGCAACTATGGGGACAGGCTTTATGCTGTATCTTTGGTGCTGCATTTAATACATAAATGACTAGGAGGCTTACAAGTTGGATGAATTAGTAGGCACTTTATTACTAGCAATAGGTGTTACAATAGGATATTTTGCTTGTAAGTTAGGGCAAGTTATCAAACACAAAGAATACATAAACAGGGGGACAAATAATGGCTGAAATGAAAAGCTTGATATTAGCAAATGTATCAAGAGCAATACCTTATTATCCAGAACTTAATACCCTTACCAAATCAGTTACAGCAAGTTTGCTTATGGTTCAGCTTGAGTATTGGTTCTCAAAAACAAACGGAAGAAACTTCTATAAGTTCCTTGAAGGATGTGAACATCCAAGTTATGCACCAGGTGATGCATGGCTAGAAGAGATAGGGTTTAGCAAAAAGGAATTTAAAAATGCATTTTCTAAGATAGGTATTACTTATGTAAGTAAAAAGGAGTATGACCAGGCTAGTGATAAGTTTGAAGGCATGTATTACTTGTCTTACCGAGATAGGGTTAAAGGGTTAACTTTCTATCAAAGAAACAATGAACTTCTAGATCAAGTTTTAACAAATTGGGCAACAAAAAGCGATTCTACGGAAGTTCCCAAAGGTGTTTTACGTAAGTTACCAAAGGGCACTTACGGAGATGAACAAAGGGAACTTACGGATGGTGCCAATGGTAACTTACGTACAGAACCAAAGGGAACTTACGTAAGTGCCGAAAGGGCATTTCCATTATCAGTAGATTACTCAGTAGATTACCAGGAGACTAAACAAAAGACTACACAGGAGAGTACACACAATAGTGGCTCTATCGAGCCAGAGCGCACACGACGCACACAAGTACCGTATGAGGATATCATTTTTGAATATAACAAGATTTGCATATCACTCCCTCAAGTACAGCAGGTCAGTGATAAACGTAAAAAGGCTATGCGAACAATGTGGAAATATGCAAATGGTGATATTGATATACTAAGAACCTTGTTTTACAAAACAGAATCCAGTGATTTCTTAGCAGGTCGTAAGAAGGAGTGGAAAGCAAACTTTGACTGGATCATGCGAGAAAATCAAGCTATAGCAATTTTAGAAGGACAGTATGACAATAGTTTAAAAGCATCTGTTGGAACGGTGACAAGCCAGTTAATGTCTAAGGGGATGCAAGAATTTATAAATGGGGATGGTGATTTTTAAATGAGTCAATTTGATGCTACAGATGACAAACAATTAAGAGTTGAGTTTTCCTCGCTTATGGCAGGACTTAAAAGCAACTATCCTAATTGGGACTTTGATTTAAATGATAAGAATATGTTGAGATTTTGGTACGAAAGCCTAAGTGATATTCCTATGAATGTTCTTAAGGTTGGTATCCATAAACTTATAGCACAAGAAGAATTTTATCCAAACATAGCAAAAATAAGAAAAGCATGTGCAGAAGTTATTAATGGTCCGGAAATTGATGAGACAGATGCTTGGGGCATGGTGCAGCGAGCAATTCGTAATTATGGATATGCAAGAGTAAACGAAGCCTTAGCATCATTACCAGAAGAGGTTGTACAAGCTATAAAAGCAATGGGAGGATGGGCAGAGTTATGTGCGAGTGAAAATCTTGAAGCAGATAGAGCACATTTTTATAGAACTATGAAGAGCATTAATAAACGCAGACAAGCAGAGCAAGTACTTAGTATTGGTATTCATGAGCAAATGTCATTATTACAAAAACCAAAAGAACAAGCAGTTGCATATATTACATACGAAGAACACTATGAGAAACAACCTATAGAGGTTGCTCAACGTGGTATGGCGAAAGTTAAAGATGTATTAGAGAACATAGGAGCATAGTTATGACAAATCATTTTGAAGCAGCTAAGTGGGCAAGTGAAATGGCTGAGAAACATAATAAATCCATTACATATATCATGATGTTAATTCATGAAGGACGAACACAGTTTCAAGATATTAACCAAATAAAAGGTTATGTCGCAGGGAAGTTGGTGAGTCAATGAACATGAAACTAGGATGCAGAGAAGAAATAAACAAAGCGTGGTTTTATTACCTCATGGATGGCACTAAGCTAACCAAAGAAGAATGGACAAGCATTGTTAAAAGGCATATCAAAGAGCATGGGAACGAACAGGCTCTAAATAAGATTATGAACACCATCAAGTTATGGAATAAAAAAGATTCCATTGAGGATGTAGCATTGCATGTTTATGCTGCTAAATATTGTGCAGATGTACAGCAAGTAGCAAAGAGAGAACGAGTAAAACCTAAGTTTAAACATGAACTTACAAGAAAAGAAAGTGGGCAATTGATGCTGGGAGGTATCAGCTAATGGGTAAAATCAGAGAGTTTGAACAACTAGATTATGAGACAGGTGAAGTGATTAAGAGATATAGAACTGTCAAAGAGGCATTAGAAGAGCACGGAATAGATAGGGCAAAAATGAGACTAGCATTTATGGGGCACGATGGAAAGTTCCCAGATAAAAAACTATGGTTTAGATATGGTGATGGTGTAAATAAACCACTTCAAAGATACCAAGTTGGAAAATTAAATGATGCAGGTGAAGTTGTAAAAGTATACAACAGTGCAGAGCAAGCAGCTATAGAACATTATGTAACAGAAAAGACAATAGGTATAGCTATTAGGACAAGGAATGGATTTGTACCAAGTCTTGGAATGAGATTTAAATACATGTTGGGATGATAAGCAAGATTAGTCTAAACAGACTAATTGATTAGTCAAAAAAGACTAACTAAGGAGAAAGTATGGATAAGCAGTATTATAACTATTTAGCAAAATGCAAATTAAAGGCAACAGAATACAGAATTATCCTCATACTCCTAGTAAAACCTTGTACATCTTCACAGTTAGTTAAAGAACTTGGATGCATGAAGAATAACACAGATAGATATATTAGAAATCTTAAAAGTCATGGATTGATAGAAATAGATTATATAGAAGGGGCTAATAAATTTTATAAGCCTGTTACAGATATCAAAAAGCTCATGGCAATTATGCCGGGGCAGATGAAAATTGAGTAAAACAAAAGGATAGGAGGGATGGCATGTATCTAGGGCGTAATGGGAAATTATACACATACGGGATACTGGAAATGGACTTATGGGTATTACAAGGCTTACGTGATATGGATAAAGTGGAAGTTAATATTGATGGTGAATGGACTGATGTAAGATTCAGAAATGAAAGTGGTAGATGTTGGATAGAGAGTCGTAATGAATCAGCAGAAGTAATTGCATCAGGATATGACCTTGAGGGTATACCAGTAAGAATCTAGATAAGTTAGAAGGTGAGAAGATGGTTAGATTTATACAATGTGTTAAATGCAATTCTAAGGAGATAGATCTAGAAGAAGATGTAACAATAGGATTCAGAAAAATAGCAGATAAAGCTACATGCCGTAATTGCGGTAACACTGGGTACATCCATGAACGTGAAGAACTAGATTGTGAAGAGTGTACTAAGAATAAATCCGAATGTACCAGTTGCCCTAATTATGGGGAATGGGACTAAGACAAATTAACTATTGGAAGGATGATAAAAATGAGAGAAGTAAAAGAAAATCTTAAACAAACAATTTGTAAAAGTTGTGAATAGATTCAGAAGGAATTAGATGAAAAGCAAATGTCTCCAGAAGTAGTTGCAGCTATTCCAGAGACATTAAATGCAATTAGTAAGCTAACTGAAACATATAGAGAGCTTAGAAATTACTAAATAGTTTCAGTGGCACAAACTTTAGATAAAATAGCTTGATAGAGTGTGCCAATATTATGACCTGTTTGAGTGTTGTATGAGATTTCATCAAGATCTCCACGATAGAACTCAGCATACTCACCTTTTTCAAGCATTTTAAGACAAAGTTCTTTAGCTATTTGTTGTTGAAGTTCAGTAGCTTTCATATTAGTACCGCCTTTCTTTTATATTTCAACTGGATAGAGTTGATAAATAAATTATACGGTAGTTTAAAGAAAAATTCAAATAGAGTAATAAAATCAATTTTTTATAGAAGCTAGTTGAGGGAATTAACCCTCATTAGTTTCTAAGCACCAAAACACATAGAAATTACTTGAAGGACTAAAGCTAAACTTTCTAATCCATGGTCAGCAATGAACTTATTTACACCTTCAGAATCACCAATCTCTATTAGAGTTTTAAGTTCAGCGACTGATTTATTCATTTCTATAAGTTGTCTATGAGTTAGCTGTGAATTGTGACCTATGGAACTAAGGACCATGTTAAGTGTAGTATTAGCACTATTAAGTTGAGACTTTAAAGTAGTATTCATTTCATTTAAAGATAGATTAGCTATTTCTAATTGCTGAACTAGGCGATCATTACCAGAGCTTATTTCTGCCATCAACTCTGTATTGCGATTATCAGCAGCAGCTTCACGCTCTGCAATACTGGGGGCTAGTTTGATGTTTTTAGTATAATCAGGAATGTTTATTTGAGGTTCATAATAAAAGTTTTCCATAGAAGATTTAAATTTAGAGTATGCCTCAGGATTAGAAGTAAAAAAGTCGTTTAGTTTATCTGATTGATTCATAAAGTTCTCCTTTTTTGTTTTCATTATAACAAAGATGGTGAAGTGTATAAAGTATTTAAGCAAATCTAAGTTTGAAAGGGTGAGCAAATGGAAGAAAAGAAGTATTTAATAATAGCATTAAGATACTGGGGCAATAGTGAGAATGTGTTGTTTTGGGGTAAAAATAGTAGTGGGTACTACACTGATTTAAGTAAAGTTGGCTTATACACAAAAGAAGAAGCCGTTAGCAAAAGTAAACATGGTGATTGTTACATCAACATGGACACGTTAGGCATAACAGAAGAAATGCTTAATTTTTCGCATGAGAGCGTGAAAATGGTGTTTCCAAAGAATACAAAAATTTGTAAGTATGCAAATACATTCGAACAAATAATGAAGAACAAAAGAAATTTAAAATATGGGGCTTAACAACTCCATAGAATAATTTTTTTGGAGGAATACATGGCATTATTGAAAAAGATTCATAGCAGGAACATATGGTGGAGATACAACAATAGACCACATGTAGAGCCTACAGAAGAACAAAAGAGGTTGCAGGATGAACAACGTGAAATTAGGAGATTAAGAGCGAGACAATCAGAAATAGCGTTAGCTGGCATGTTAGGAACGATAGAAGCAATGTGCCCAAGTGCTATGGAAAGAGCTCAAGATCTGATGAAAATAGCAAAAATGTTTTAATAAAATAATTCTTTGAGGAGGATGAAGATGGACGGAAAAGTAACCATTAGCATTAATGATTTTGATGAGTTAAGGGATAAGGCGAAGCAATTTGACGAATTGAAGCGAGAGATACAAAACAAAATGTATATGCATTTCAATGATGAACAAAAAGAATGGATATTATTTGTTGATAAGAAAAAGATTGAAAAAATACTTAAAGAGTATAATCCAGAGTTTGAAGTTGAAGAGGATGACATTGTAGAAGTTGTATGGCAAGAGTAAATAAAATAGTTTTTTTAGGAAGTGATATTGTGAAGAGCATTAAGACACGATTAGAAATTAATGTGTACCAAATAGAGTTCTCTTACAATACCATAAGAGGAAACTGGAAGAAACAAACGTGGGAAGTAAGAGCACTTAGTGAGAATGAAGCTAGAGCAGCACTTAAAGCATACATAATAGAATACAACATGGACTATGACTATAGACCTTACCTTAATGCAGAAATTCTAAGTGTAAGATTTAAAGAAACTGAACTAATTGAAATATAGAAGCATAACACCGTACCAGGACCTTAACTTATTAAGGTTGCCATAGTAGCTAGAACACTAGCCATGTATCTAGCTATGAAAAAAGATATGTGGTAAAGGCGTAAAAATCCCCACTGTAGAGCATTAGGCTCACACCATGACTGAGATTGGTAGATAACGATTTAACTTAATTCAACTTAGGCAATACGAGTTGAATTAGGTGGTATGAGTGTTAGTTGAACATACATTATTTGGAGAAATAAATAAAGTTGATATAGCAATAAAAAGATTGCAAGAATTTGAACCACAAGAAGGTTACTTATTAGCCTTTAGTGGAGGTAAGGATAGTCAAGTAGTATATCATTTGGCGGAAATGGCAGGGGTTAAATTCAGAGCAGAAGTTGCACCAACGCCCGATCCACCAGAGCTGATTAGGTTTAGAAGAAAGTACTATCCGGATGTTATAGAAAGAAAATGCAATGTATTTACCAAAAGACAAGTAAAGGGGACTATGGAAGGTAGGCCTAAAACTATATTTAATTTGATATCTAGTAAAAAACAACCACCTACAAGGATGCAGAGGTATTGTTGTGAAGAGTTAAAAGAAAATGTAGGTAATGTAGGTGACACTGTGCTTGTTGGCGTAAGATGGTCAGAAAGCAATAATAGGAAAAAGCTTAGTATGGTTAGCTTTTGGAAAGGCAAAGTAATGGTACGACCTATTATAGACTGGACAGATGAAGATGTATGGGAATTTCTAAAGAAATACAAAAAGCCATACTGTGAACTGTACGACCAGGGCTTTACTAGAATAGGTTGTATAGGGTGTCCTTTAAGTAGCAACCAGGAAAAAGAATTAGAGATGTATCCTAAGTACAAAGAAAATTACATAAGAGCATTTAACAGAATGATTAAGAACTTAGATAATAACACAACATGGCAAACTGGAGAAGATGTAATGGAATGGTGGATAGGCAAATGTAAAGAAAAGCCACTAGAAAATCAGTGCAGTATGTTTGAAGAGTAGTCAATAAAATTAGTTTTTGAATAAAAAACACCATCCAGTAGGATGGCGCTTAAGTACTTTAGACTTCGTTATCTAAGATATTATTAGTAGAACTATCTGACGTTACCTCTAGTAGAGAACGATTTAACTTTAGATGTTCTATGATGATATCACTTTTAACGATAAGTGTTTTTTGATTCTTTATAACAATAGATAGTGCTATAAGTAGTATACCAAGAGCTGGTAGTACTAAATTACTCACTACTGGAGTTAAAGAAATAAAAATAATACCACAGATTATTAAAAATATAGACATAAAATTCCCCCTATTTTATGGATGGTTTAGAGTTTTAGTATAACACAGTGAAAAGTAAGAATTAAATAAAAACGTTAAGATATGTATAGAGTGACCTAAGGAGGATACCAGGCTAGATCACTCTAGATAAATAAATTATAAGGGTGTTAGGACAATTGATTAATTAAGATCCATTAATATTTTGTGTAAAAGTATTTAGATATATACATTAAATAAAAATTGATTTTAAGTGGGCAAAAAAATAAGCACTAGTTGGAGCTAGTGCTTCCCGAAATCGGGAGGGAAAATGTTAAAAAATATGTATTAATCATGTCAAAATAATAATACCATAATAGAAAATGAAAATCAATATCAAATAATGAATTAATGAATAAAATTTGCTTTTGGCTAGAAGTATGGAGGGTATAACGATGAATACACAACAAAGGATAGCAGCACAAGTCATTGAAAAACAGAAGCGCGCTGAAGAGCTTAAACAAAAAGAGCAACGCAGGATGTTTGATAAAGCATTTGCAGATTACCAACATAGAAAAAAGATGAGATCTCAAGAGTACATAATAGGAGGAAAGTTTAGACATGAATAAAGTGATTTTAATGGGACGCTTAACACGTGATCCAGAAGTTAGATACTCACAGTCAGCTAATCCAGTTGCAGTAGTAAGATATGGGCTAGCGGTTAGAAAACAATTTGTAAAGCAAGGCGAACCAGATGTTGACTTCTTCAATATTGTAGCATTTGGTAAAGCTGGAGAATTTGCAGAGAAGTTCTTTAGGAAGGGCCAAATGGTATCAGTAGTAGGCAGACTTCAAACGAACAGATGGGATAAAGATGGCATCACACATACATCAGTTGATGTTGTAGTTGAAGAGCAACATTTTGCAGAGAGTAAGAAATCAGTTGAAGAAGGGACGCCAACTTCAAGTAATACTCAAACATTAAGTGAATGCCCAACACCAGATATAGGAGAAGATGATGACTTACCATTCTAGAATGTGTTTTAAGCAGTTAAAGCATGGTTATGTATTACAAAGTATTACATTGTAATACATATGAAGACGAAACGGTATTACAAGTAATACATTGTAATACAAATTATGAAATTTGGAGGGATTAGGATGAAAGTAATAGCAATCGATGCAGGAAAGCATGCAACAAAGGGGTTAGGAGCAAGTGGAGAGAAAACTCTATTTAGAACAAAGAGTACACAACTTACATCCAGCCTAGATATTGAAGCAACTGGGAATAGCAATAAAGTGATTTATGAAGAAGATACATATATTATTGGAGATCAAGGCGAGCAAGTAGATTATAGCCTTGAAAAGAACACATTACTTCACAAGTTAGCCATATATACAGCAGCATATAGATTAGGATGCAAAGGTGAAATAGCGGCTGTTATTGGATGCCCAACTAATATCTATTTGAGTAAAGATAATAGAAAGGCATTTCAAGAGAATATCAAAGAGCAACCAAAGAAATTTGTAGTAGATGGGAAGTATCAAAATATCCAATTTACTAGAGTTTTAATTATGCCTGAATCATCAGGAGTAGTTTATACCAACAAAGAACTTTTTGTAGGCAAGAGAGTCGGCGTTATAGATCTAGGTGGAAGGAATATGAACTTTGGCATTTACGACAATCTAATACCTCAACCAAGTTCTATGATGACAACTAATCAAGGGTCTATGCAGATAGAAGCAATGATTAAGAGGAAATTTGAAGCAATGTATAAGCGAGGACTTACTTCAAGAGATATAGAAGATATCATTTCAAATGGTGGTATTAAGTATCAAGGGAAGATTGAACCAGAAAGTCAAAAGGCATTAAGTGAAATCTATAAGGGGTATGTACAGGAAGTTGTTGCAGACTTAAAGAAGGAGTTCCCTTTAGATTTAATGGATATTGTTGTTACTGGTGGGACAAGCCTATTGGTTAAAGAGGCACTTAAAGAAGTAATCCCACACGTACAGACGGTCGAGGAAACACAATGGACAAATGTTGCAGGGTTCCTTGAAATAGGGAAGGTGAAGTTTAAGTGAGCAAATCAAGAGATATCGTTCCAGTTGGATTTGATAATGATCCAGAGCTCCATGAGTATGTGAAATCTAAATGCAATGGGAATAAATCAGAATTTATCCGTTACTGTATTAGAAAAGAAATGATGGAAGAAAGAAGAGTACTAACAAGTGAAAAAGACTTGGATACCAGGATAGAAAAAATTGTTAAGAAGTATCTTGAAGATTTTCAACCAATACTTCAAGTGAAACAGAAGGATAAAGAAGAGGATAATGATTTAGTTGAAGCTGCAAGCTTCTTTGATGAGGACTAATTGAATAAGGATCAGTACACATGAAGTAAATTTTTATAGTTTACTTCATGTGTTTTGGTGCTTATTCAAGCAAACAAATGAAAGTTTAATAAGTCGTAAATTTTAAAGGGGGAATTGAAGATGAAAAATGAATACATAAAAAATACAAAGAAAAAGATTGGGGAGTACAATAAATACTGTACTCAACTGGAGCTACGCGTAAAAGATTTAGATATATTGAACGAAAACATGAAATTTGATGCTTCAAATGAGATAGTAGACCTTAATAATATAAAAACTAGAACATATTTAGAAGCTGAAATTAAGCGCTTAAAACTTGATATAGAGAAGATAAAGAAGGGGCTTAATAATTTAAATAGAGTAGAGCATCAAATTGTAGACCTAAAATATATCAAAAAAAATAGTTGGATAAATGTATCTATGGAGGTCGGATATTCGGTGAGTAGATGTAAGGAATTAGGCAAATATGGTGTTATACAAGTAGGAGAAGCTATTTACGGTATCGTTATACATCAGGATCTACCATTAGTTATGGGCCTAGGATGTTATTAAAGTAAAAAAGGGGGATATATCAATGACAAATAATGAAGAATTAGTTCTTAGGTATCAACAAGGAGAATTGAATATCCTAGAAGATATTATAAGGCAGAATGAGAATATAGTGTGTAAGCTAGCCAGTAAATTTTACATAGGTAAAACTAACTCAATAGATATAGATGATTTGATCCAAGAGGGATACATTGGCCTAATGGATGCTTGTAATAGATATGATTTTGATAATCCTAAGAAAGCTAAATTTATGACATATGCTATATATTGGATTTATAAAAAGATGGCTAGATTTATTGAGCAAAAAAATACTAATGAAGAAGTAAGTTTGCAAATGACTATTAATGATGAAGGGCTTAAAATAGAAGATACTTTAGAGGATAGGTATAACAAGTTTGAATATGTAGAGAAATCTATATATTACGAAGAAGTTAGAGAAGCATTGGAAAATATCATGAGTAGAAACTTAACATTAATAGAAAATACTATTATAAAACTTAATTTTGGATGGGATGGTGAATGCATAGGAATAAGTGAGATTGCAGATATGTATTGTATGGAGTTAAAGAAAACTATACATAGCAAAAACAAGGCGTTAGGTAAAATAAGAAATACAAATTGGGCAAGACAAGAATGGAAAAAGAGACGATATGAACAAGTTTAAGAGTAGATATAAATCTACTCTTTTGTTAAGTAGAAGTATAAATTTTACAAGTTGATATAATAAGAGTATATAACTTATAATAAAATTAAAAAGGAGTAGGGTATGGTAGAAATATTAATATTTATAGGTGTGTACTTGATGTTGTTAGGATTTGTGGTTATTAGATTTAAAGAAGTTAGAAAATTAAAGCTCGAAAGAAAACAAATATTGTATGGTCATCAATATGGTTCTTTGCAGGATCAAAGTAATGTGTCAATAAAGGCATTAAAATTTTTGTTATTTATAAATATATTAGCACTAATGCCATTTCTTATTATAAAAATAACTCAGATGGAAGAACTAATATTTATAATGAGTACAATATACATCTATCTAAATACAATTTTGGCAATAATGAACATTATCGTATTTATCCCATGGGGTTTTTATTTATTTAGTGAAATTAAGCATATATCTATAAACGATAGTATATGGAATGAAATACAAGATATTAAAGAAATGAAAAGATATTATCGTGATATAAGTCTGACAGGAATAATACTTACAGTGAGTACAATTTATCAAACATATAGCATTTTAATGTATTATAAAGTGTTATTATTTATAGGCACGATTATATTAATATGTATAGTATGGTGCGGAATGGCAGATATGGTTTTAGATGAAGATTATAATAATTCAGTTGAAAGAACTAGACTAACACCTATAAAGGCAACTATGGAAAATATAATATCATTTAAAAGAAAAGAGTTTAGGAATAAAAAGATAAAAGTAGCAAATGAAAATTTTTATAATATAAAAGAGGGAATAAAAAATATTTGGTACTAAAGTACCATACTTTTCACATACTTTTATAGGACTTTTTGATAGTATCAACATGGTAATATAGTATTAGGTGAATGATAGATAAACCCTTTACCTAAAGTTCATCCTAATTCCCCCTAAATATTAAAATGATAAGTCAACTTATCAAATATTTAAAAATGCACCTAGTGTTAATGCTAGGTGCATTTTTATTTCAATCTAGTAAAAAACTGTTTTGAAAGCGACTTTAATGGTGTGTACAAAAGATTTGACCCAAATAAAACCATAAAGGAGCACATTACAAATGATGAAACCACCAATCCCTAGAATGGGAGGGAAATCAAAATTAAGAAAAACAATTATAAAAAGAATACCTGAACATATTTGTTATGTAGAGCCGTTCTTTGGAGCTGGATGGGTATACTTTGGCAAAGAACCTAGTAAAGTTGAAGTGATTAATGACATTGACAAAGAACTTATCAATATGTTCCGTATGATCAAGTATCACGCACCAGAAATAGAAAGAGTATTAGAGTATGAGTTTTCTGGTAGAGATATGTTTGAAGAGTATAAGCACTGTACAGTTGAATATCTTACAGAGATTCAAAGAGCAGTACGCTTTCTCTATCTCATCTCACAAAGTTTTGCGAGTAAGGGTGAAACCTTTGGTTATGGAACAACCAGTAAGCCAGCGCCACAGATATATTATCAAGGCGTACTAGGTAATATAAAAGAAAGACTTAGAAATACATATGTTGAGAATAAAAGCTTTGAGGATATTATCAAAAGATATGATAGACCTCACAGCTTTTTCTTTTGTGATCCACCTTATTTTGAAACTGCAGGTTATGGGAATGAGTTTGGAGAGCAAGAGCATCTTTTGTTAAGGGATACATTATCTCAGATAAAAGGTAAATTTATGGTTACAATCAACGACCATCCTAAAGTAAGGGAATGGTACAAAGATTTTAACATAGAAGAAGTACAAGTATCCTATTCAATATCCAAAGAGCAAAAGGCTAGAAAAGAATATAGAGAGCTAATCATTACAAATTATTAGAAAGGTTGTGAGAGCATAGGAAGAAGAACTGAACCCATAGATAATGAAAGGCAATTATTTAGGCTATTAGACTACTTAGAAGAAAACGACATAATGATTTACGTTCTTTCATCTATTATGCTTTATACAGCCTTTAGAATAGGTGATGTTTTACAGCTAACAGTGAGAGACGTAAGAGGCGATACGCTTGTAATTGAAGAGGGCAAAACAAAGTATCTGAGTAGGTTGCATAAAAAGGATTTAAAAGAAGGTAAGAAAAGGCCAAGGCAACCCAAGCCTCCAAGAGAGATAGATATACATCCGGATTTAAAAAGAATCTTTAAAGAGTATACATATGGTAAATCAAATAGTGAATACTTATTTCCAAGTCCTAGAGATAGAAATGTACCTTTATCTTATTCACAAGCCAATAGAAGGTTAAAAACAGCAGGTGCTGCAGTAGGAATTTATGATATGGCAACACATGTTCTTAGAAAGACTAGTATTACAATGGTCTATGAAAAAGATAATGACTTAGCCGAAGCACAGAACTACGCTGGGCATGTATCACCTACTGAAACAGCTAAGTATTTAGGACTTAATAAAGTACTTAGAAAACGTTCTATTAAGAAGATGGATAACTTAACTGAAAGGAGAAAGAAAAATCGCATTTAATAGGAAAGAATTTTTCAAATGCATCATTTTCAGTTATGAGATGCAAGTAGTAAATTAGAAAGTATAAAAAGTTAAAGAAATCAAAGGCTAGACAAGGTTTTATAAAATGCAATAGACCTTAGTTATAACGTGCATTTTAAAATATAAAAAAATAGGGCTTAAAGCCTTGATACATAAAGGATATAAAAGTATTTAGGTTAAATCATAGGAAAATCATACCTAAATATTTTTTTGTGCAACATTTTTTAAAACCAATAGCACTGTTTTCTTCAAAGTGCTAAAAAAAGGAGGTAAAAATGAGTAACGAAGAAAAGGTTATGAATAGCCTTCAAACCATTGAGGAATGGGCGTTGCAAGGCATGAGTTATAAAGAAATGGCAGAGATGCTTGAAATGAGTTATGCCAGTTTTAGGGCTATAAAAGGCAAGAATTTAGCACTTTTAGCACTTCTAGAAAAATGTGCTATTAAGAGAAAAGAAGTACTTGATGAGCAAGTTAAGACAGTTGAGGAGTCATTATACAAACGTGCGATTGGATACAACTATACTGAATCAGTTCCGGTGAAGGTAAAAGAAGAGATACTGAGTAAAGAAGGAGTCAAGTTAAATGTTGAGAAGGTAGAAGTAGTTAGAGTAGAAAAGCATAGTCCAGCAGACATAGGAGCAGCGAAGTTCTACTTACTTAACAAGGCTAAGAAGATATGGCAAGACAATCCTCATAAGGTTGAGAATGACAAGGCAATGCTTAAGATAAGGAAAAAAGAAGCAGCAGCAAAGGAGTTTTAACATGGCACAAGAGTTTGCAGAACGTATTTATACGTCAAAAGAATGGAGAGAGTTACGTCATAACTTGATAGTAGAACGTACGCCAAAGTGTGAACGATGTGGCAAGATATGCCTAGATACATCAAGGCTAGTAGGACATCACAAGATAGAATTGACGGAGCAAAATGTTAATGATCTAGACGTAGTATTCAATTCTATGAACATAGAGATTATCTGTAGTGATTGCCACAATAAAGAGCATAGAAGATTTGAAGGTAAGGCAGCAAGAAAGATTTATATTATCTATGGTCCACCTTTAAGTGGGAAACGTACTTTAGTTAATCAGCTTTCTACATATGGTGACTTAATACTTGATTTAGATAGTATCTATCAATGCATTAGTGGCCAGGAGATGTATCACAATCCTAATAATCTAAGATTCAATGTATTTGGTGTAAGAGACAAGATACTAGATATGATTAAGACAAGATACGGCAATTGGTACGATGCTTATATTATAGGAGGCTATCCGAGTAAAGCAGAAAGAGAACGGCTGCAGAAAGAATTAAATGCAGAGCTTATTTATTGTGAAGCAAGCAGACAAGAATGTTATGAAAGATTAGTTGTTAGTGGCAGAGGAGGTCAATGGGCAAAGTACATTGACAAATGGTTTGATGAATACACAGAGTGATACCCCCCTATGGTGTTTCGGAGGATCATATGCCCGGGAACCGGGTGGCTACATGATTTATACACACACTAAAAATTTGACTTTTTCTTAGAAAGTTTGAAAGACGTTTGAAAAAGGAGTGATTCACATGGAAGTCAAACAAGAATACGAAAGAATCAAAGCATTATTTACTGGAATAGATGAAAAGCAACTTGAATTAATAGATGGGACCATTTGGGAAGCTGCTAGATTAAGAGTTGAGTTGGATGATCTATACGAGATTGTTAAAAAGAGTGGCCTGGTAGCTGTTAGCACGAAGAACCCGTCTATGCAAAAAGAACTTCCGGTATCAAAAATGATTATAAAAGTAAGAGCCAACTATCTAAACTACATTGCAAAGCTATCTAACATATTAGGTAAGAACATTGAAGATGATGATAATGACTTATCAGACTATGAGGATTAAAGATGTGGATAGAAGCATATTACAAGGAATGTAAATCAGGAAATTGTATTATAGGCAAGGAGTTAATGAGCCAGTTAGAAATGCTTATGGAGGACTTGAACAATCCATTTGTCCAAAAAGATTACAAGGCTTCAGATAAGCGGATACAATTCATAGAAAAAGAATGCAAGCATTATGAAGCGCCACATGCTGGCAAACCATTCAAGCTGATGCTATGGCAAAAGGCTTTTATAGAAGCTATTTTTGCAATCAAAATATATGATGAAGAGTTGGAGAAGTATGTTAGGAAATATCAAGACATACTTTTTTTAGTTGGAAGAAAGAATGGTAAGACACCGCTTATAGGAGCAATATGCTTGTCTGAATGGTTTTGTGGTGAAGAAGGTAAAAAGGTGCTTTGTGCAAGTAATGACTATGAGCAAGCAGATCTCATGTTCCAGGCAATTAATGCTATGCGTGAGGAAAGTAGGAGTCTTGCAAAGTGTACAAGAAAAAATATAAAAGGGATTTACTTTGGTAATCCAAAGCAAAAGACCAAAAAAGGAAAGTTCAGCTATCAAAATAAAGGCAATATCCGAAAGCTATCAGCTAAAACAGGTGCTAAAGAAGGTAGGAATATAGGGATTGGTGCAGTAGATGAAGTATTTGAAATGTTAGATGATAAGACAGTTATGCCTATTCGCCAGGCACTTTCTACACAGGATGAACCTCTATACTTTGAATTAACAACAGAAGGATTTACTTATGATGGCTACCTTGATAAAAGGCTTATAGATGCTAGAAAAGTATTAAAAGGTGAACTGGATAGACCACGTTGGCTTATTTGGCTTTACACACAAGATAGTGAAGAAGAAGTATGGCAAGATGAAAAGTCATGGGCTAAGAGCAATCCAGGGATAGGCACTATTAAGAAATGGTCCTTTATGCGACAAATGATAGAAGAGGCCAAAACGGACAATAGTACAAGGGCCTTTGTATTAGCCAAAGACTTTAATATCAAGCAAAATGCTTCAAGTGCATGGCTATCTGAAGCTGAATACACCAATACAGAAATGTTTGATCCTGAGAAGTATAGGGGACAGATGTATATAGGGTCCTTAGATTATGCAGAGACAACAGATTTATGTAATGCCAAAGCTTTATTTATAGATCCATTAACCATGAAGGTGGAAACCCTTACGATGTATTTCATTTGTGAAGAAAAAGCAGATGCAATACTAGAAGATAACGACCTCAATCCAGAGAAGAAGAATTATAGAAAGTGGGAATCAAAAGGATTGGTAACCATTTGTCCTGGTAGCGAGGTAGATGCTACATACATTGTCCAATGGTTTTATAGTCTCTATAAAGATTATGGTATGCTTCCATTTAAAGTGGGGTATGACAACTGGCATGCTACTGACTTTAAAAAGCTTATGGCTAGCCATTTTGGAGAAGGTATATTAGAGCGTATTAATATGGATTTCTTACAATTATCAGGGCCTATGCGTATTGTAGAGGCAGACCTTAAAGCGAAACGCCTTGTCTATAACAATCATGAGATTGATAGATGGTGTTTAAAAAATACTTCCTATAAGACAAATAACTTAGGATTAATTATGCCTGTTAAGGTACAAGGACAAAGTAAGAACAGGATTGATGGTAGCCTTGGATTTATCATAGCATACGCAACATTGAGCAAGTTTAAAAGTGACTATTTAGAAATGATAAGGAGGTGATAGTAAGGTGCTAGGCGCTAACTATTTCAACAAGTTATTCAAGCAGTACAAGCAAGATAAAGTATATAAAGAATTAATTTCAATAATGAATGATGGTCAAGCAGTATTTAGTGAGTTTGGGAAAGATGTATATCTATCTGACTTTGTTAATAACTGTATTGACAGAATAGCTACGGAGGTAAGCAAGATTAACGTAGTTTCAGTCATACAACAAACAGAAAGTGTTGTACAACAAAACGATGACATTACAAAGCTGTTTAGATTTCAGCCTAACCCATTGCAGACAACTAAGGACTTCCTGGCATGTTGTGAATGGCTAAGAAGAAAAGATTATAACTGTTTCATCTATCCTCAATATACGCTTGTAAAAGGTGCAAATGGTAAGGAAGTTAAAAAGTATACAGCGTTTTACCCTTTAAATCCTACAAGCATAGAAATAGGTGTTAATACAGAAGGTGAAACATGGGAAATCAAATTCCATTGGAAGGATGGCACGTGGGATATTATACCCTATGCAGATGTTATCCATCTAAAATGGAGAAGAGGTAAGAATACTGTAATTGGTGGTGGTGATGATTTTGGTTCACCGGATACCAGAGATTTACTAAAGTCAGTTAAGGTGTTAGATCAAGTTATCCAAGGACTACCTAAATCCATAGAAGCCAGCTTGAAAGTAAATGGGGTGTACAGTGCTAAGTCGATGGTTGATTCTACTAAACTAGCAACTGAAAGAGATAACTTTGAAAAGCATATTTTCAGTAGTAAAGCTGGTATCGTAGCGACTGATTTATCGGGAGAGTTTACACCAGTAAATATAAAGCCAGCGACAGTAAACGATAATATCCTTAAATTCTTAAAAGCCATCTTACGTGAACGTTATGGAATTAGTGAAAGCATTATTAGCGGTGACTATAACGGAGAGCAGCATAGTGCTTTCTATCAATCTTGTATAGAAGATTTCATCATAGAGTTTGAACAAGCAATGAGTAGTACATTATTTTCGCAAAGAGAACAGGACATAGGACACAGAGTAAAAGGCTATTACAACAAAGTTTCTTATCTAAGCACAGAAAACAAAATTAAAATAGCTGAACTCGCTACTAACACAGGATTGATGTCATTAAATGATGTAGCAGAAATGTTTGGAATGACGCCTTCTGAATCAGGCAATCGAAGAATACAATCTCTAAATTATTCAAATGTAGAGTTAGTAGATAAATATCAACTAGGAAAGGTAGGAGTAGAAAAGGATGAATAAAAAGCTACAGGGCGAACAACGCCTTATAGAGTTCAGAGCAGTTGACAATGACGATGGTAAAATGATTATTGAAGGTTATGCCATTGTTTATGACCAACCAGCAACACATCAATACGGTACCAGAAAATTTACGGAGGTTATTAAGAGAGGTGCGCTTGATTATACAGATATGAAAGATGTACCACTTAGATACAATCACAATGACACCTGGTGTATTATGGCTAGAACTAGAAATAATAGCCTACAGCTTATTAAAGACGATAAAGGTCTTTTGATAAGAGCCGAACTAATAGATACTCAAAGCAACAGAGACATATACAAGTCAATTCAGGAAGGATTGATTGATGGTATGTCTTTTTGCTTTTCAGTAGCAGATAAAGGCGATACGTGGATTTATGGAGATGATGAAACTTATCGTGAAGTAACAAATATTAAAAAATTGTATGACGTAAGCGTTGTGGATACACCGTTTTATGATTCTACAAATGTTTTTGCAAGAAGCTTTGAGTTGTTGGATAACAATTTACAAGCAAAACAGGATAGTTTTGAATTGCAAAAGTGTAAGTTACAAATGCAGTACCAATACAATAAATAAAAAATATTAAAAAAGGATGGTAAAACCATATGACATTAGCAGAAAGATTAGCAAAAGCAACAGAAGTAAGAAAAAGTTTAGTAGCAAAGATTACAAATGCAGAAACAAAAGAAGAACTTGATAAAATTGAATTAGACCTTAGAAAAGCAGATATTGAAATCAAAGAATTAGAAATGGAAGTAGCAGCAGAGCAAAGATCATTAGATGATGGCCAGTCAGAAAGAACACATATTGTTAATGGATTAGTTGCTGAGCCAATTAATGGACCAGAACAAAGAAGTTTTACACCAGGAGCAGGATTCACACCGTTAGCAACAGCAGACTTCACACAACGTTCAGCAGATGCAACAGATGATCTATTCGATACATTAGAATATCGTAATGCATTTAAGGATTATGTAACAAAAGGGACACCTATTCCAGATAAATTTGCACCAACAGCAGAAATGCGTTCGGATCAACTCACAGTAACAGATAACATCGGGGCAGTTATTCCAACAACCATTATGAATCGTGTTATTACTGAAGCTACTAAAGAAGGTAAAATCCTACAAAGAGTAACACAAACATCATTCCAAGGCGGCGTTTCAATCCCTAAATCAGACTTAAAGCCAGTTGCTACATGGGTAAGTGAAACTGTATCTTCAGATGAACAAAAAGCAGATGCAAATGCAACTATTTCGTTTGGATACCACTTATTAGAAGCAAAAATTGCATTATCACTTGTAAGTTCAGTTGTAAGCTTGCCAGTATTCGAATCAACAATCATCAAATGCCTTAAAGCTGCTATGATTAGAGCCATTGAAGCAGCAATTATTTCAGGTGATGGTACAGGCAAACCAAAAGGGATTACTAAAATTACAGCACCAGCAGAACGTACGGTAGAAATGACATTAGATGAAATTGGAACAGTTAAAAAGTGGGCTGAACCTGAAAGTGCTATTCCTGAAGCGTACGAAGATAAAGGTATTTATCTTATGAATAAGAAAACATGGGAAAAATACTTAAATGCAATGACAGATACTACAGGACAAAAAATTGGTCTTGGTAGAATCAATGAACGTGGTGAAAAACGTTTGAATGGTCGCTTAGTTGAAACAGTTGAATATATGAAATCATTTGATGCAGCAGTTGCGGGTGATGTATTTGCCGTATTAGTGGACCTAGAAGAATATTGCTTAAACTCAAACTTAGCAATGTCTTACAAGAAGTATTTTGATGAAAAAGCAAACAAGTATGTACATAAATCACTGATGATCGTTGATGGTAAAATGGCAGATGATAATGGCCTAGTTATTATCAAAAAAAAATAGATAACACTGTAATACCAACAATTCAAGCTACATTCACTAGGAATGCCCCAGAGGATGTAGCTTTTACAGTGGAACAAAAAGAAGGGGCAAAGCTTAAATCTATTAATGTAAATGGAAAAAAGATTAATAAGACAGGAAACTACACAACATCTTCAGAAGGTGTTAAGTTTGAAAGTAATTACTTAGAGTCTTTAGAAAGTGGACAAAATGTGATTGAGTTTATCATGGACGATGGAAGTAAATCTGATGCGACAATAAGTATTGAAGAATAGAGGTATCGCTCATGAAAGAAGTTAAAACTGTAGAAGATCATGAAGCAGAAATAAAAGCATATTTGAAAGAGCACCTAAAAGTAGAGGATGATGAAGATGATCACATCATCACTCTACAAATGAAAGCGGGATTCGCTTATCTGAAAAATGCTGGTGTAAAAGTAGAATCGGTTAAAAGGGATGCTGACAACTACGAATTATATAAATTGGCGGTATTTATGATAGTTGGTAGCTGGTACGAGAATAGAAGTACAGTAATAACTGGCACTATTTCAAAAGAACTAGAACATAGCCTAACAAGTATTATTATTCAACTTAAGAATGTCAGCGCAGAGGTAGTCTAATGCAATTTGGGAAACTAAACAAACGAATTACAATCCAAAGGTCCGGAAAGCAAGAAGATGCCAATGGTATTACTAAGACCGAATGGTATGACTTAAAAACAATATGGTGTTCTATGAATGGATTATCCGGCAAAGAGTATTGGACAGCTAAAAACTACAATGCTGAAAATACAGTAGTATTTATTATACGGTATGGATCATGTAAAGACCTAACAGTCAAAGATAGAATCATATACAAAGGTAAGGCTTTTAATATCGTACACGTTGACAATGTGCTTTATAAAAATGAAATACTAAAGATTAAAGCTACTGAGGTGATTTAATGGAATTAGATGGTTTAGACAAACAATTTGAAAGGCTACTAAAGGAATTTCCAGAAGCCAGAAAAAAGCTTATTGTTAGAAATGGAGATAAACTCTATAGAAAAGTAATCGCAAATATTGAAGCAGCAGTAGATGAAAAAAGTGGCGATCTTAAAAAAGGCGTTGTAAAGGTACAGGGTTCTGGTGGTGGTTATGTAGCTGTTAGATGTAACCACTTAAGAGCGCCCCATATGCATCTTATAGAAAATGGACATAAGGTTGTACGAAATGGGAAAGTAGTAGGCTGGGTAAGTGGAAAGCATATGTATAGAAATGCAATCAATGAACTGGCCGATGAACTAGAAAGAAGTGGTGAAGAAATGATAAATAATTTGGTGGGTGAGATATTTGGTTAATGTACTAAATGTTATTTATGCAATCATCAAGAAGATTAGGGAACAAGTACCACAGTCTGAACATTATTTTAATCTACCTGAAGATTATAGTCCGCCATGCTTTTTGTATAGAATGGTATTCAATAGTGACACCAGGCAAACAAAGTATACAAAAGATGTAAAACTAGATTTGCAGATCATTTATTTTGGGGATAAAGACCTATATGGAATAAGTGACTATGAAGAAAAGTTGAAAGTAATGGAGCAGCTTAGAAGATGTCTAAGTTGCTTTTTTGTTCAAGTTGGAGATAGGTATCTAAACTTTGAATATTCATTTGGTGAAGCAGATGGCCAGTTGACTATCAATATGGCATTCAAGTTTAAAGATGGCTTAGTAGACACTAAATATGATGAAGAACAGGCTAGAGAAATGATGCAGAAAATTTATATAAACAAGGAGGAAATCGTATAATGGGTTTACCAAATATACTGATTGAATTTAAATCAAAGGCAAGTACAGCTATTAAACGTGGTGATCGCGGAATTGTAGCAATTATTATTATAGATACTGAAGTAGGCGTAACGAAGCTAGAAGATGCTACACAGGTTCCAAAAGGACTTACAGAAGAGAACAAGGCTTATATTGAAAGAACATTCTTAGGAGGCATTAAGCCTGTAAAAGGAGTAGTTTTGATTGTAACAGATACTATTGAGAATGGGTTAAATACATTAGAGCCTCTTAAGTTTGATTATGTAGTAGGCCCACATGATATTACAGCTGAGAATGCTACAAAGATTGCTAATTTTATTAAAGGTTTACGAGATAACAAAGGCATTAAAGTAAAAGCTATTTTGCCAAATACTAAGGCAGATCACGAAGGTATCATCAACTTTACAACAGATAATATTGAAGTAGGCAAAGCAACATTTACAGCGGCACAGTATTGTTCACGTATTGCAGGACTATTAGCTGGTACACCATTGCAGCAAAGTGCTACCTATTATCATCTATCAGAGGTTGACGATGTGCCAAAGTTTATAAAGTCAGATCTAGACAAGAAAATTGATGCAGGAGAATTTATTATTTTCCATGATGGCGAAAAGGTAAAAGTAGGTAGAGCTGTAAACAGTTTAACAACTGTAGGAGCAACTAAGAGTGAGGATTATAAATCTATTAAGATTGTAGATATTATGGATCTAATCTATTCAGATATTCGCAGAACATGCGAAGATAGCTATATTGGGAAGTTTGCCAATAACTATGACAACAAATGTAACTTGATTGTATCTATTCAAGCCTACTTAGAGGCGCTTAGAAATGATGAGTTGTTGGATGAAAATATTACTACAGGTATTGATATGGAGGCACAAATCAATTATCTAAAAGGTAAAGGGCAACTAGTAGATGATATGTCAGAAAAAGAAATCAAAGAGGCTAATACACAGACGTTTGTGTTCTTGGCATCTAACTTTAAAATTCTTAATGCAATAGAAGACATTAAAATTAATTTCAATATTTAAGGTGGTGAGTATATATGCGCAAAGGGTATGATGCAAGAAAAGCTATTAATGGTACATTTGGAGAAGTTTGGTTAGAAGGTGAGTTAGTACGTGAAGCTACTGGATTAAAAGCAGAAATCTCATTAGATTTTTTAGATGTTCCGATGTGTGGAACATTAAGTAAGCATAAAAAAGTAAGTGGTTCCAATGGAAATGGATCAATCACAATGACAAAAACCAATTCACGTATGGCCATTAAGCTTTCAGATATGATTAAAAAGGGCAAAACACCAGTGTTTACTATTATTAGTAAATTAGACGATCCAGATGCAGAAGGCGCTGAAAGGGTAGTATTAAAAGATTGTCAGTTTAGTACACTTACACTTGCAGACTGGACAGCTAATCAAATTGGAACGATTACACAAAACTTTACTTTTACAGATTGGGATTATTTAGATATCATTCAACCAGAATAAGGCTAGGAATTCCTAGCCTTCTAAATATAAGGAGGCAGATATGAGTATTATTGATTTATTATTGGAAACAGATGCAAAAAAGTTTGAAGAGAATAACAAGAAAGATTATGAAATTAAAAGATTGTCTAAGATACTTGGTGAAAAGTTTGTAATTACTTGCCATGCACTTACAGATGAACAGGTTGATCATGTGAGTGAAATTAGTAACAACCATACAGAAACAAAATACAATACTGTGATTGAATCATGCAGGATTGAAGGTAAAAGGTTTAACAACAAAGAATTGATGGATAAGTTTGGAGCATCTACACCTAAAGACTTACTTAAAAAAATCTTAAAACCGGGCGAAGTATATTCACTTTTCTTGGAAATCAATACATTGAGTGGTTATGGAAGAGATGTAGTAAAAGAAGTAAAAAACTTCTAGAGGAAGGCAATACAATAGCTAACCTTATGTACTATGCATGGGTGAAGCATGGGTGGGAGCCTTCCAAAGTATACAATATGCCAGCTGGTGAACTTAAGATTTTAAGAGCAATGTACATAATAGAAGTTGAAAGTAGACAAAGGCCTTGGTAAATCTATAAAAAGGAGGGGGAAGGTGAGCAAAGACGTATCCATAGCATTTAAAGCTAGTGATAATTTGACACATTCAGTTCAATCTATGCGAAAGTCTGTAGGTGGATTATCTAGGGATGTATCAGAGTATAGGAAAATACAATCACAAGCATTTGATAAAAGAACTGAAGTTAAATTTGATATGACTAAAGCAAAGCAAGAGCTTAAGGAACTTGAAAAAGCAGTAAAAGAGAATGTTTCAGGTTCTGAACAAGCTTTTAAAGAGAAGCAACGTGCTCTTGAAGATTTGCAAGAAGAATATAGAAGATTATCACAAGCAGCCAAAGAAGCAAGCAAAGCAGAAAAGCAACTAATGGATGATATGAACAAGTCCAAGAATTTTAATAAAACAATGGAGGGGCAACAATCTTCTTGGTTGAAGAGTATAGCGAGTGCTGGTCTAGCAGGTATGATAGGGAATGCTTTTACTGGAAGAATTAGTCAAGAAATAACCTCTATGTTCGGTGTGAACACAGGTAGCATGATTAATGGCGTTGTTGGGGGTGCTGCAACAGGGGCTGCACTAGGATCAGTAGCAGGACCAGCTGGTATTGCAATAGGAGCAGCAGTAGGTGGACTTGCTGGAGGTATAACATCTGGAACAGAGAAGCGACAAAGACAAGATGAAAACTTTACTGGAGAAGTACAACGCATTTATCAAAAATTTAATGAAGAGCAAGAAGAAAGTCTAGTAAATGGACGAGGTCTAGCAGCAAAACGTGAAACCGATATGATTTCATATGGGACATTACTTGGCGGAGCTGAGCATGCAGATAAGTTTTTAAAGGACATTCAACAGTTTAGCGCAAAGACGCCTTTTGAAATGAATGATTTATTAGATACATCGAAAGTATTGCTAAGTTATAAGTATAAGCAAGAAGAAATCATACCTTTCATGACAAAGATAGGAGATGCATCGAGTGCCTTAGATATAGATAAAGAGGGGCAAAATGTTGTAGCAACAGCATTGGGCCGAATGAAATCTAGCGGAAAAACAAGTTTGGAATATATTAATCAGCTTTCGGAAAGAGCAATCCCTGCTATAGATTATTTAGCAGAAGCACTTGGCAAATCTAATAAAGAGATTTATGAAATGATTAGCAAAGGCACTATAGATGGTGCTAAAGCTTCTCAAATCATTGTAGATGCAATGGGTAAAGAGTTTGAAGGCAATATGGCTAAACAGTCAGAAACTTACTCAGGTCTAGTATCTACATTAAGTGATTCATGGGCACAGCTAGATAGTGCAATGGGCAAAGGCTATACAGAAAAGCGTAAAGAGGGTATTGAACAAGAACTAGGCATATTAAATGGTCCCATGCGGGAAGAAATGGAAAAAGCTTATAGTTTAATAGGTGAATTCCAAGCAGATTTAGAGAATCAACATCAAAAAAGTATTGTAGATGCTATTAATAATGCTATGAAAACAAGTGAATTCTCAGAAGCAGAAGCAGCTGGTGATGGTGCCAAAATGGGTGAAATTATCTTTAGTGCAAAGACAGAAGCCGAAGTGAATTATCAAAAGGGCGAGGGTATGCAGAAGTTAAGAGAGTCACAAATGAATGTTATTCAAAATATCCAAGAGGATGTAGCACTTAATAATGAATATCTTATATTTGGAGAAAAGATGGCTGAGAAATTTTCAGAGGGTTATGCAAGTGTTATTGAAAAATTAACAGCCTCTGGACTTTATTCCCCGCAGGTTTCTGAACTTACGAAAGAGCATGGAACATTTGTACAAAAATTTAAAGATAAATTTACAGGCAATGGGACAAATACTTTTGGAGGTATAGACACTAAGTCGGTTGCTGGATATGCCACAGGATTAGATAGAGTGCCAAGAAATGATATGCTTGTGCGTGTGCATGAAGGTGAACGAATAAAAACAAAAGTGCAAGCAGATCAAGAAGATAATGCAAAAGTTTCAGGTGGCGTTAATATAAATATAGCTTCAATGACTGTAAGAGAAGAAGCAGATATCGAGAAGGTGGCTAACCTTTTATATATGAATCTAGCAAAGCATTCAATGAATACATCAATGGGATAGGAGGAGCGTATGGACTTTTATTTATCATATAACAACAATGAAGAACAATTAAGATTGCCTGTTATACCTGGTGAATTTGAATTATCACAAAGACATAATAATACCGTTATCAATATAAATTCACTAGGAGAAATAAACTTGATAGGTAAAAAAGGCCTTGCATCCATTTCACTATCAAGCTTTTTCCCCGCACAGGAATATTATTTTTGTAAGTATACAGGATTTCCTAAACCTTATGAATGTGTAAAGATGATTCAAAAGTGGAGGGATTCAGGTAAACCTATCCGGTTAATTATTACAGGAACATCGGTTAATTATGCCATGACTATTGAGAACTTTACATTTTCAGAACAAGATGGGACTAGAGATGTTTACTTTGTGCTAGAACTTAGGGAATATGTCTTTACAAAGCAAGTTAAACCTACAGAAATTACAACCTCTAATGGTGCTAAAATTACTGTTCCAGCAACTAAAAGAGAAACTAAACCTATACCTTCTACACAAAAAGCTCAAAAAGGGGATAACATGTATACGGTAGCGAAAAAAGCTACTGGTAGCATGAGTAATGCCAATGCTATAGCAAAAACGAATAAAGTAGACCAGCATAAGGGCATGGACCTAGTTAAAGGAACGGTGGTGTTGATCTAATGCCTAAAGTATATTTACATCAAGAGGATTTATACAGTGATATTACACATTACATAGGTAAAATAACTTGGACAGGAAGCAAGAATCAAGTCGCTAGAAGATTAGATATAGATTTAATTAATAGTGTATTAGATAAGAACATACCAGATCTTTATATTAAGAATGGCAGTATATTAAAACTCTTTAATGATGATGGGAAACTATTATTTAAAGGGTTTGTTTTTTTAAATACTAGAGCTGGTCAAGCAAGTACAGTTAATGTGACTGCGTATGATCATTTAATCTATGCAATTAAAAACAGAGGCGTATATAACTTCAAAAAGAAAACTGCAGAAGAAATTACGAGAACCATATGTAATGACTTCTTAATACCTATAGGAAATATTGTTAAGACTGGAATTAAGCAAGATATAAAAGCAAATAACAAATATCTTTATGATATTTTTATGAGTGCCTATACAGGAGCAAGTAAGCAGAATAATAAAAAGTATATGGCCAAAATGAGAGATGGCAAACTAGACGTTATAGAAATTGGTGCTGTTATGAGTACATTCATGCTATCGGACGAAAGTAATATCATTGACAGTGGCTATACTGAAAGTATTGAGAACATGGTGAATAGGGTACGCATTTATGATGGCAAAGGTAACGATATTGGAATGGTTGAAAATGCTGAGTGGATTAAAAAGTATGGATTACTGCAAAATATTTATACGAAAGAAAAAGATAAGCAAGCCAAAACTGTTGCACAATCAATGCTCGTAGATGTTCAAAAAACTGTTAATGTCACAGCACTAGGCTATGTTGATTGTGTTACAGGGAATGGTATTCAACTTAAAGATAGTGCAAGTGGGCTAACAGGCGTATTCTATATTGATAGCGATACACACACATGGTCCAATGGACAACATATTATGAAGCTGAATTTAAACTTTAAAAATATTATGGATGAAAAATAGGAGGTGGGTATATGAATGATGATCCATACTCAGGGATAATCTCAATGATGCAGACAGAAGGTGCGAAATCAAATCCACCTTCTATTTGTTTGGGCGAAGTTATCTCAGAGTCCCCTTTAAAAATAAAAGTTGATGAATTGATATTAGATCCTGATGATTTTCTTATAGATGACTTCCTAGTTGAAGGTTACAAAAGAAGCCTTAAAGTATCTTCAAAAGGTACTCTTGTAAATAGTGGTGAGTCCAGTATGAGTGGTACTTTGTCATCCAGTACGCAAAATACATCCGGTGGATCTGGCGATGATTCTTTTGCTAGTCATGATCATGCTATCAATAATGAAGCAACTTTATCTGGTGCATGTGAATCAAGTGGACAATATACATTAGATGGAGAATCAGAAGTAGAGTATAAAGGTTATTTGAAAAAAGGTGACTCACTAGCACTAATGCCTATGGATGGTGAGCAGCTTTATATCGTGTTATGCAAGGTGGTGAGCTTGGTATGAGTTTATTCCCTTTCATAAATCAACAGGAACCGCAAGAGGCAATTTTAGATGAAAAGAGAATACCTATTGAATACGGCATTGACTTTGAAACAGGCAAGTTAACAGGCAGAACAGTAAAAGGTAAAGAAGCAATTAAAGTGTGGATTTATAAAGCGCTCATGACAGAAAGATATAAATATCTTATTTATACTTGGGATCATGGCGTAGAGCTAGAGGAATTAATTAGCAAGAATTTTGATAGAGAGTTTATCGAAAGTGAAGTAGAACGATATATCAAAGAAGCCTTGTTAGTTAATGAGTACATCAAAGAAATTAATAATTTTCATGTAACATTTGAAAAGACATTACTAACATGTGATTTTACAGTTGTTACAGAGTTTGGGGAGGTGCATATACATGATAAACGTACCAACGTATGAAGAATTGCTTAATAGATGTTTGAGTAAAGTACCTGATGAAATTTACAAAGGTGAAGGCACATTGATTTATGATGCAATAGCACCTGCCTGTTTTGAGCTAGTTCAAGTGTATATGGAACTTAAAAATGTTCTTGAGTTAACCTATGCAGATACTAGTACAGGTGATTTCCTTACAAAAAGGTGTAGTGAACGTGGTGTGTACAGGGAACAGGCAACAAATGCTATTAGAAAAGGGAAATTCAATATAGAAATTCCTATAGGTAGCAGATTTGCTTTTGAAGATACTACGTATCAAGTAATTAAACAAATAGTAGGCTTTGAATATGAATTAAAATGTGAGCAGCTTGGAAAAGTTGGAAACATCTATTCAGGATCGTTGATTCCACTAGACAATATAGATGGATTAACAAGTGCGATGCTATTAGACATAATCATACCAGGAGAAGATATAGAAGATGATGAAGCATTACGTAAGAGATATTTTAGCAGCATAGAGAATGAAGCGTTTGGTGGAAATATTGCTGATTACAAGCAAAGAACAAATCAGGTTAAAGGCATAGGTGGCACAAAGGTTTACCCTACTTGGAATGGTGGTGGAACTGTTAAGTTAGTAGTTATTAACTCAGAATACAAGAAGCCTAACAATGAATTAATTAACCAGGTGCAAACACTGATAGATCCTACACAAAATCAAGGCAAAGGGGTAGGGATAGCACCTATAGGGCATGTTGTAACTGTTCAGGCAGTAGATGAAATGGTTGTAAATGTTGAAAGTAATATTACTCTTCTAGATATCCATACTTGGGAAGATGTAAAGCCGTATATAGATAAGGCTATAGATGAATATCTAACTCAGTTATCTAGTACATGGGAGAATGCAGAAAACATAGTAGTAAGAATCGCGCATATAGAAACACGTATCCTTCAGGTTACTGGTGTATTAGATGTTCAGTTTACTAAGATAAACAGTTCATTAAATAACCTAATCTTACAACCTAACAGTATACCAAAGTTGGGGACGGTGACAAAAGTATGATAAAAGACTATTGGATTGAAGCTATACAAAATATAAAAGAATTTGAATCAATAGGTGTCGTTGAAGATGGAGAAATAAAAAAGGTAAATGATGAACTGAGTAATATTATTAATGACCAGTTTATACAAACAGCTACAGAAGAAGGGATTGCACGTAGGGAAAAGATACTTAACCTTATACCATTTGCAGATGATACGCTAGAAAGTAGACGATTTAGAGTGCTTAGTAAGTGGGGAGACGGATTACCTTATACATATAGAAGTATGATAGAACGTCTAACACAACTTTGTGGTGAGGATGGGTTTAGTGTACAACTTAACTCTAATGAGTATACGATGTTTGTTAGAGTAGAGCTCACAGTAAAAAGGATGGAAGATGAAGCTAGGAATCTATTAAGGAAAATGGCTCCGGCCAATTTACTCATTACTGTAGAACTTAGATACAATCAGCATAAGAAGTTAAAACGATATACACATAGGCAGCTTAAAGAAATGAGACATAGGGAAATGAGAGAGGAGGTGCTTAAATGAGTATAGAACGTACACAGTATTATGATTTTGAGACACCACTAGAAGATGATTTCTATGATATAGAAGTGCATAATAGAAATATGAAAAAAGCAGATGATACACTTCATAATCAAGCTAACCAAATCAAGAATTTATCTAGTCCATATGTTATACCAGAAGGTTCGGATATTCCTGTTCAGGATAGAGTAAAGGGGAAGATGTATTTTAAAGTTACAAGTAGGCAGAGTGGTGGAAGTAGTAATGGCATTATAAAAGTAAGCCCTAATATGGGGATTGAAATAAAAGAATAAGGAGTGAACTTTAAATGGCAGAAGTATTAAAAAAAGTAAGGGTACAATTGATAGATGAAAGTACTGGCGAAGTTATTGAAGGAGTAGATGTATTAACGTCAGCAGATTGTGTAACTTTTTCAGATGGAGAAACTTTTCAGCAAAAGTTAAATGCAGGTAAATTAACGGGTCCTAAGGGGACAACGGGAGCAATAGGTCCACAAGGCCCTACAGGTGCAGCAGGCCCACAAGGTCCAAGAGGAGAAACAGGAGCACAAGGTCCAGCTGGAGTTACAGGATCTAAAATGCATAATGTTACTGGTACACCAGCTACATCATTAGGTGTAGTAGGAGATTGGGCACTGAATACATCTAATGGAGATGTATTTGAAAAAACAGCATCTACAACTTGGACTAAAAGAGGAAACTTTAGAGGAACAACTGGAGCACAGGGCGCACAAGGACCAAAAGGAGATCCGGGGGCAACAGGCGCACAAGGACCAAAAGGAGACCCAGGGGCAACAGGTGCTAAAGGCGAAAAAGGAGATCCAGGAGATTCAATAAAAGTAGGAACGAGTACAACAAATGCAGTATCTAGAAAAATATTCTTTAAGGTAATGGGATAGGAGGCGAAAGGATGGCAAGATTAAAGGGAGCATTTCAAGCAGATAATGGGGATGAATTATATCCTCATACATCGAGTGACGTTGTATTCGGCCCGGATGGTAAAACAGTAGAAGAACAAATCAATGGTTTATTTGATAAAATAGGAATTCAATTTGCTAAATGGTTAGATAATCCAGACTATAATACATTGATTGATTTTCAACGTTATCGTATTGGAGGGGGTACAAATTCACCTGGTGGAGGGGTTTGGTATTTAGAGGTTAATCCTATACAAAGTGGCATTGTTTTTCATAGAGCAAAATGTGTTTATGGCGGCAATATAGGCCAAGTAAAAGAGAGAGTTTTAAAAGACGGGCAATGGACAGCATGGAAAGAAATTGCAACAACAGATTTTACAATGACAAAAAGATTTAATATAGAGAATCAAAATGTTATAGATTTCTTTAAAAATCATGCAACTTTACCAGGTATTTATTATATACATCAAAATTGTACTGGACAACCTGAAGCAAATAAGTTTTATATTGCTACTTTTGAAAGATCCCCTGTAGGTGCAGACTGGAAAGCAACTCTAAGTAGCTATAATCCAAGTAATAAAATTTATGTTGGTGATTGTTGGAATAATAGTTTTAGTGGGTGGAAAGAGCTTGCAGCAACTTCAAAGACACAATTCAATGTAACACCTAATACGGGTATAACAGTTGATTTTCAGGATTGTTATACAACAAATACAGCGGCCTATATTAGTTTTAGAGTATCAAAAACAGATGGTTCAACATTTGCAACAGGCAAAAATACTATTGTTGCTATATCTACAATAGTACCAAAACATCCCATATTAGCAATGACATGTACTGGTGTAGATGTTGGAGGTGATGCAACATCAAATGTGCATGGTTTTATAAGAAGCAATGGACAAATAGAAATATGTACAACAAATAATAATGTGAAAAATATTTATATGAGGGTGATTCTATGATGCAACAAATATGGATAATAGATGCAAATGGATTTTATGAAGATGAATCAAGATTAGTTGAAAGACAATTTGATAATCACGGAAATGAATTGCCATTGCCAGTAAACGTGCCATATACAACAGTGCCATTAACAGTTGGATATGTTAAGCCTAAACTAGTTGATGGATCATGGGAAGAAGGTGCAACGCCTGAAGAAATTCAAACATGGAAAGAAGCTAATAAAACAAATATAGCACCTGATAAGACAGAAGTAAGATTAACACAAATTGAAGAAGCAATAGGAATGTTAGCAACACAAACAGCAAAAAATACTTTATTAAACGGAGGAATGAAATAATGAGTGAGAAATTAAACGGAATGGTGGAAAAAAATATTTTTGTAAGAATTGCAGTAGCAGCAACAGATCAAGGCACACAAAATTTACAAGGTATGCAAGAACTAACAGCTTTATTTTTAGCTATGGGATGGATTGATGCAGATGAAGCAGCAGAAACGCTTGGATATACACAGCAGCAATTTTCACTAACTTTGGAAGAAGTATCAGCAATAAGTAAATAAAAGAATGATTTTAGAAAGTAAATAAGGCATAGAAAAGGCACTAGAGATAGCATTATTTTTTATGCCTTTTTTAAAAATAGAGTATTGTACTAAGGAGGAAATATGGAAGATATCAAATCAGTAGTAATTGCTATATTTACAACAATTAATTTATGCATCGCAAATTATTTTGGGATTTTTACACCTCTATTATATGGAGTAATTTTATTAATGGTTGCTGATCTGTTCACACGTGCTTATGCAGCAGGTGCTAGAGAGGATGAAAAGGTAGAGAGTAAGCTTGTAATCAAGGGTATCTATAGAAAGATAGGTATGGGAATGCTTATCGTACTATCATTACTGCTTGATTATGGACTAATTCAGATAGCCAATACATTAGGAATAGTTGTAGCCACAAAAATTATATTTACAGCATTAACTCTAGCATGGATATTTGTAAGAGAGTTTATAAGTAACTTAGAGAATTTACAACATGCTGGTATGGATTTGCCACCTTTTATAACGAAAGCACTAAATGTGGCAAAAGACAAAGTGGATTCAATGGGAGAAACTATTATAGGAGGTAAGATGGATGAGTAGATTAGTTGTATTAGACCCAGGGCATGGAGGTTCTGATCCAGGAGCATGTGCTAACGGACTAAAAGAAAAAGATTTAGTATCTAGTATTAGCAAGTTTTGCAAAGAGTATCTAGAGTCTAAAGGAATTCAAGTATTGCAAACTAGAGACACAGATAAAACTGTAAGTATTAATGAAAGAGTTGCATTTGCTAACAAGCATAAAGCAGCTCTTTTTATCTCTATACATACCAATGCAGGAGGGGGTGATGGCGTAGAAGTTATTTATAGTGTAACTGGTGGTACAAGTTTAAAGATGGCACAAGAGATAGTTGACTCAATTAATCAAGTTACTGGCCAAAATAAGCGTCCTAAAGAAATATATACAAAAGTAAATGATGCGGGACATGATTATTTTGGAGTGATTAGGCAAACAAGTATGCCAGCTGTTATTGTGGAGTGTGCTTTTATTGATTCAAAGGATGTTGAAATTATTGATACATCTGAAGAACGTAAGTTAATGGGTAGAGGTATAGGAGAAGGAATCTTAAAAGTGTTAGGCACTAGCAACGTAGGAGGCACACCTATTATTGGTCCAGCTACAGCAACATTAGAACAGTGTCAAGAGTGGGCAATTGTTAAGAAGCCAAAACAGATTTTTATTGATAATCTATCTATTTACTTTAAAGAATGTCTTAAAGTAGGCATTAATCCAGTAGTAGCTATTGTTCAGTATACCAAGGAAACAGGCTATGGTAAGTTTGGAGGCGTGTTAGATGAAACCTACAGAAATCCATGTGGATTAAAAGAAACTGCATCAGGTAAAGATGATTGCACCATTGCAGAAGCACACAAACGTTTTGATACATGGGAAGATGGTATTAAGGCACATATAGATCATCTAGCACTTTATGCGGGTGTTAATGGATATCCTAAGTCAAACACACTTGATCCAAGGCACTTTAGTTATCTTAAAGGTGAAGCGCCAACAGTAGAAGCATTAGGTGGCAACTGGTGTCCAAGTGCTACATATGGACATGATTTGCTTAGAATGATGAAAGAAGTTGAAGAGACTAAAGTTCAAGCTAAAGATGAATATCAAGAAGCACTTAAAGTACTAAATCAAGAAGGTGTAGTAAATACATTAAGCGTATGGAAAGATAAAGATAAAATAAAACCTAATAATGTACCTAAATTGATAATTAACTGTGCAAGAAAAATACAACAATTAAAAAATGGCATAAGATAGAAAATATACTAGCCAATAGATATTCTTATACATATAAAGGTGTATACAATGATTGTTGTAAATATATTATCTAAATAATCATAGATACTTGGAAGAGATATTGTTAAATCTTGAACTATCGTGTAATTATATATATAATATTATTGATAATAAAATAATAAAGAGGATTTAGGATGAAAGCACAAATGCAGGAAGAAACTACTGATAGTATTAAGAGAGAGATAGAAATTTATACAAGAAAAATAGAGTTAGATAGAAAGGATGCCAGCGCATATAATAGTAGAGCTAGACTATATAGAGAGTTGGAAGAAGAAGAAAAGGCGTTAGTAGATTATACAAAAGCAATTGAATTAGATCCGACTAATGCACAGTACTACGCTTATAGAGGAATGCTATATAAAGAGTCACAAGAAGAAAAATTAGAAAAGGCATTAGCAGATTATACAAAAGCAATTGAATTAGATCCGACTAATACACAGTACTACGCTTATAGAGGAATGCTATATAAAGAGTCACAAGAAGAAGAAAAATTAGAAAAGGCATTAGCAGATTATACAAAAGCAATTGAATTAGATCCGACTAATACACACTACTACGCTTATAGAGGATTAATATATAAAGAGTCACAAGAAGAAGAAAAGGCATTAGCAGATTATACAAAAGCAATTGAATTAGATCCGACTAATGCACAGTACTACGCTTATAGAGGATTAATATATAAAGAGTCACAAGAAGAAAAGGCATTAGCAGATTATACAAAAGCAATTGAATTAGATCCGACTAATGCACAGTACTACGCTTATAGAGGATTAATATATAAAGAGTCACAAGTAGAGAAGGCAGTAGCGGATTATACAAAGGCAATTGAATTAGATCCGACTAATGCATTGTATTATAAGGTTAGAGGAATGATATATAGAGAGTCACAAGAAGAAGAAAAGGCATTAGCAGATTATACAAAAGCAATTGAATTAGATCCTAATAAAGCATTGTACTATAAACTTAGAGGGGCGCTATATAGAAAACTCAATGAACAAGAGAAGGCATTAGCAGATTATACAAAATCAATTGAATTAGAGCCTAAAAATGTATTGTACTATAAGTTTAGAGGATCCCTATATAAAGAACTCAATGAACAAGAGAAGGCATTAGCAGATTATACAAAAATAATTGAATTGAGACCTGGTAATGCACAGTACTATAAGTTTAGAGGGGCGCTATATAGAGAACTCAATGAACAAGAGAAGGCAGTAGAGGATTATACAAAAGCAATTGAATTGAAACCTGATAATCCACAGTACTACAGTAGTAGAGGGCTGCTATATAGAGAACTTAATGAACAAGAGAAGGCAGTAGAGGATTATACAAAAGCAATTGAATTGAAACCTAATAATTCACAGTACTACAGTAGTAGAGGGCTGCTATATAGAGAACTTAATGAACAAGAGAAGGCAGTAGAGGATTATACAAAAGCAATTGAATTGAAACCTGATAATCCACTGTACTACAACCGTAGAGGAGTACTATATAGAGATCTTAAGGAAGAAGAAAAGGCTATAGCAGATTATACAAAAGCAATTGAATTGAAACCTACTAATGCATTGTACTACAATCGTAGAGGAATATTATATAGCATAACCAAGAGACTAGAACAAGCGTTAGCAGATTATACAAAAGCAATTGAATTAAAACCTGATACGTCTATATACTATAGTAATAGAGCAATATTATATAATAAACTAAATGATAAGTTAAAATCATTAGAAGATGCGGATAAAATAGTAGAATTAGAGCCTAATAGCAGTAATGCATATTATAGCAGAGGATATATATATGGTCTATGGGATGAAAATGAAGAAGCATTAAAAAATTATACAAGAGCAATAGAGCTAGATCCCCAAAATAGCCTTGCATTTAAAGAGAGAGCAGAGGTATATAGGAGGCTAGAAAATCTAGAAAAAGCTTTGGCAGATTATGAAAATGCAATTAAATTAAATCCTTATAATAAGGGCTACTACACTGAGAGAATGAAATTGTTTCCAATAGACTCAAAAGAATATATTAAGGATCAATTAAATTTGTTAATGTTAGAGAAAGACAATAGATCTTTCTTAGAATATCTAAAGAACACATTAAAGGATGAGAATACATACATACAAATTATAAAATTATTTATTAAGGTTAGTGAACTGAAAAAATCAAGAATTAAAATAGTAAATCAAGACTCAAAAATTTGTCATTATACTAAGATGAATACGATTAACTTTTTAATTAAACCTAATAAAGGAGTAAATGACTTAGATAAACAAAGTAAGCCACGATTAAGGTTAAACAATTCGGTCTATATGAATGATCCAATGGAGGGCGAAGTCTTTAAAAATATATTAAGTCATATAGATAAAGAATTACTATGTAAAAATAATAATCAGTATAAGTCTATAAAAGATATTATAGATATTTTGTATAATGAAGATAGTACAAAAAATGGAAGAAAAATATTAAATAACTATAGTCAAACGTATATAACAAGTTTTTCAGAGTCTGAAGATAATTTACCTATGTGGACAACGTATAGTGAGAATGGAGAAGGGTGTTGTTTACTATTTAAGAATACTTTTTTTGATAATGAGGAAAAACACAGTCTTACATATCATAGGGTAGAAGAGAATTTAAAAGAAGATGAGGATATTTTGCTAAAAGAAAATAATAAAATAACAAATTGTTTATACAAAGTAAGTTATATAGAAGAAGATTTTATGAATATAGATGAAAAAATCTTTGAAGAAATTTGTATTATATTAAATGATTTAGGTATAGATAAAGTAAGAGATATAACAATGAGAAAAATAATATGCAATATATTAGATCAAGTAAGATTTCTGTATAAATATGCTCAATATAAATATGAGAAAGAAATAAGACTTATAAGATTTGGGAGTAATAATGTGCAAACAGATAAAATTTCTACATGGAGGGTGCCTCATTTATTTATAGAAATTAATAAAGACATAGATTTAGAAGAAGTAATACTTGGGCCTAAAGTAAGTAATGTAGAAGAAATAGCAACATATTTAAATTATTGTGATTCAGACATAAAGGTTACTAAATCAAGTATATTGTATAAATAGAGTTATTATTTTAGCTAGGACTATGGTTCTAGCTTTTTCATGTAAAGAGGAATACTATAGGAAATAGTTAAATATACTAATAAATTTTATGATATAGTATAGTCAGATAAAGGAGGGAGAGGTTATGTTTATTAGAAATGAAGTTTATAAGCGTAAAAATATTCATATGGAATATGGAGGTCAAGGACAAGGTGGAATAAGTACACCTACAAACTTTCCTTGTATATTTATATTTACAGGTGAGTCAGGAGATGAATTTGGATATGCAGATAGTTGGACTAAATATGGAACCTTTAAGTATACAGGAGAAGGCCAGATAGGGCATATGCAATTTATAAGAGGAAATAAAGCAGTAAGAGATCACTTGAAAAATAATAAATCTATATTTCTGTTTCAATATGTAAAATCAGCATATGTTAAATATATTGGCGAATTTATGTGCCTGGGTTACGAGATAATACAAGCCATAGATAAAAACAATAGAGAGAGAAATTCAATAGTGTTTGAATTAAATCCCATTGATAATATAGATGTAGGCTGTGATTTTAATGATTTAGCAGAAAGTAATCTAAATCAATCATTAGAAGAATTGAGAAAAAAGGCTATGGAGCAAGCTGTTGAGGGAGCGTCTAGTGAGGAAATAAAAATAAATGTAAGGAAAAGGAGTAAGGCGATTAGGGAGTATGCTATGAGGCGCTCACAGGGAGTATGTGAATTGTGCGGAGAAAGAGGATTTGTAAAAAAAAATGGTGATATGTATTTAGAAGTTCATCATATTACTAGATTATCCGATAATGGACCTGATCACCCAGTATCAGTAGCGGCAATATGTGCAAATTGTCATGCTAGATCTCATTATGCACATAATAAAGATGAGATAAAGAATAGATTATTAGATTTAATATATCAGAAAGAAAAAGAATTAAGTGTATAAAACGATATGACTAAAAATATATATTTATGGACAATGTTATTTTAAGATTAAAAGTATTAAATATATTACTTTGTGAAATAGTATAGCAGAAAATGGAGGGATAAAAGTGAAGAGATCTAGTAAATTTTTGATATTTATTATGTCATTATTACTAATTACCAATACATTATTTGCAAAAAATGTCCAGCAAATTCAAATTATACAATCGGTTGAAGTACATTTTTATTGATACTGGAAACAGTGATTCAATTCTTATTAAAGACAACGGTAAAAATATGCTTATAGATGGAGCAGAAAATGATGATGAAAAGTCTCTTGTAGAATACCTTAAGATGCAAGAGGTAAAAAAATTAGATTACATAGTATTAACTCATCCAGATGCAGACCATTGTGGGGCATTAGATGCAGTAATCAAGAACTTCGAAATTGGCATAGTGTTAATTGGAAATGGTAGTGCTGATACAAAAACTTATAAAGATTGTGTTCAAGCTGCTACTAATAAAAATTTAAAACCAAGTGTACCATTAGAAGATAAAATAGTTACTTTAGGTAATGGTACATTCCAATTTTATAATACAAAAAGTCAATCTAAAGATGTAAATGATAGAAGTTTAATAATGCTTTATAAAAACGATGAGCATGAATTTTTATTTACAGGAGATGCTGGCTGGCAAAGATGTAGAAAAATCTATCTTAGATAAAATGATAGATATAGATGTACTTAAAGTAGGGCATCACGGAAGTAATACTTCAACAAGTAAAGAGTTTTTGGATAAAGTAAAACCTGAAATAGCTGTTATTACTTGTGGAAAGGACAATAAGTATGGCCACCCGCATAAAGAAGTAAGCGACAGACTTAAAGACATTAAAACATATAGAACTGATTTAAATGGCAATATTATTATTACTAGTGATGAGAAAATACTTACTATATCTACACAAAAAGTAGACGGTAAAGTGATGCAGACACCTATAGTAACTAAAGTTGATACTATATCGAATACTATAAATAATGTACAGATATCAACAAATCCTACTAATACAATTATAGAGTCAACTACTATACAATCAACAGGCCAAAAGGTTTGGGTAACTGGAACAGGTAAAAAATATCATTATAAAGCTTGTAGATATATTAATACAACAAGCAGAGAACTAACAGTTGATGATGCTAAAAAACAAGGATACGAGGCTTGCAAAGTATGCTATTAGATTAGAATATATTTTTATAGTATAAAAATATAAATAAAAGGCCACACTCTAGAAAAATAAGGAGTGTGGTCTATTTTTATGGAAAAATTTAATTTAAGAAGAGTACTAATTACTAGCTATTTTGGGACGTTATTAGTAATCACTATCATCCTTGCAATTGCCTTGAACATATAAATAGTTTATAGATTAGCTATGTTAATTAAGAAATATTATTATCAAGGAAAAAAAAGCTTAATTTGTTCATATGCATTCTTGTTATATATGACTTACCTGTTTCCCATTTTAATAAAGTACTACTATGTACTCCTATCAATTTACTAAAGCCTTTACGTTTTAATCCTAATTTATTTCTAATATTTATGATATATGTAGAAGTATCTCGTGCAAAATCATAATACTCATCAAATCCAACTAAAGAGCAGGATAGGATTTCTTCAATTTTTAAAATAAATTTTACGTGTAGTAGAGCTTTATTTTTTTCTAGTAAGTAGATTGTATTTTTATCTAACCCAATCTTATTCGCAAGCTCAGCCTGAGTTAATTTTGCTTTTAGTCTATTAAATCTAATACAATCACCAAGAGTTTTAATTGCTTTTAACTCATGCCAAGTATTTGATAAAGTGTACTTATAGAAACCCATATTCATATCATGGTTGCATTTGCAGCTAAAACAACAGGTGTATCAACAATTGCATGGTCAATTTTAGAAAGTGTATTACCTGTGCAAGGTGCAATGAGAAGTGCATCAATCATACTTTTTGGTCCTAAAGGTTCTGCATCATGAATAGAATGAATGATTGGTTTTCCAGTAATCGTTTCAACTTGATCTATAAAGTCAGTGGCACTTCCAAAACGTGTAGAAATAGAGTACGCATTGAAAGACATAATTGGATAGACATCAACACCTAAGTCAACTAAATTTTGAAGCATAACCATTGCTTTCTTAAACGTACAAAAGGAGCCGCAAAGTGCAACACCTAATTTTAAATTTTTCAAATCTGTCATATTTGTTCCCCCTGTTCGCGCATGATGAGAGTAAGACCTTGATAGAGGATTGCTGCTGCTGTCATAGGGGCAACTTTTCCAGGTAACCTTGGAGTATTAAAGGTACACAAATAAAAAGAGTGCTTATGATTAGCACTCTACGTACATATTTATCTTTAGTATATCATTGTTTCTATCTACATCTATACTATTTATAAAGCTCTTTAAAAATGTATTTTTTTCAGTATTACTTTTTGAATCATCATTTAATATTTGGATGGCATGTTCTAACTTAGAAGTTATAATTTTTGATACATCCTCAGAACTAATTTCTTTAGAAAGTTTATCTAATAGATCTCTTTCTTCTTTTTCAATATCTGATTTATTGTTTGCATATTCTTCTAAAGTATCAATTTCAGCCAAATAAGCCTTTTTAGCAATTTCATATTTTCTTCTAACCTTTTCTAACTGTTTTTGAAGAAGAATTTTATTGGATGTTTCTTTATTTGTTTTTACAACTACTGAATCTATGTTGCCTAGTCCTTGGCTAAGCTCATTAAATTTAAGAGATAATGCTTTCAAAACTTCTTTTTCATAAAAATGTAATGGCCCCATATTGCTGGTAGTGCATACGCCTTTATTATATCCGTTACATCTATAAAAGGGGTACTTATGATAACCTTTATTATACACTAATACCTTGTTGCAATTTGAACATCTTAAGAGCCCACTTAACCAGTGCTTAATTTCTTTATTAGGAGTATAGTGTCCAGGAGCCTTTTTTAATGAAGCAATCTTTTGTTGAACACTTTGGTATAGTTCATCGCTAATAATACGTTGATGCTCACCATCGGTTATGATCCATTCTTCTTTGGGATTTTTCCTACGCCCACCTTTATGAGTAGAGTAGTTCCAGCGAACTTTACCACAATAAATTGGATTTTCTAGCATATATTTTATTCCACTAACAGTAAATGATTGACCCTTTCTATTTGTAATTCCATTTAGAAGTAAAAACCTGCAAATTTCCCCGTATCCAAGTTCACCACTATTAAATTTTGAGAATATCATTTTTACAATTTCAGCTTCATCATCTACTAAAACATATTTATCTCCATCGCGCCTATATCCATATGGTGCTTCTGACTGTGGTAACCCTCTACGTGCTTTTTCAGTCATTCCTTTCATAACCTCATCACTTAAGTTAAGAGAGTAGTATTCTGCCATAGCTTCAAGCATAGCCTCTAGAATAACACTGAATTTATCATCTTCCATTTGTTCTGTTATAGATATAACTTTTATGTCGCATTCTTTACGAAGAAGACTTTTATATACTACAGAGTCTTCCCTAGAACGTGCAAAACGATCGAATTTATGAACTAAAATAGTATCAAATGGTTTAGGCTTTTTCTTCGCTGTAGCAATCATAGTTTGGAAGGCAGGTCTTTTCTTAGCACTTGTGCCACTAATACCTTCATCAACAAAAATATATTGTTCATCTACTAATATATTATTCTTTTTAGCGTATTCAAGTAATGCTCTTTTTTGAGCATCAGGAGAGAACTCTAGCTGATCATCTGTACTTACTCGAATATAAAGAGCTGCTGTCATTTAAACCATCTCCTTTTGATGAACCTATAACTGACAAAGGTTCAAAATGTAATGTGTATTCTTTACATCTATAATATGGACCATATTTTTGCTTATAGTAAGCAATTGCTTCACAGAAGTACTTTTCTGTTACACACAGGTACTCACATACATCTTGTAAATTTAAGCAGTGATTAAGTAATGCTTGCACAATGTTATCAAGCGGAATTAAATCTTCAAAAGAACACTTTCGTGCAAAACATTCTTGTTTTAGATTATTAATGTCACGAGTATCAATTATATTTCCAACAGTTGTTTTGCTATGCCAGACTTCCTCACTTAAAGTACATCTTTTTTCGGGTACTGTACTTAATAGTCTTGTATTTAAGGCTAATGTATCACCAACACATAATGCATCAGAATCTGATTCCAAAGCCATTTCAAATACTTCAAGTCCTTCTTTAGAACTTTTGTGCAATAAAATTTCATATTCATTCAAGCAAATCACCTTTAAAAATTATAAAATTATCTTTTTTTCTTAAGTAAAATGTTTTCTATATCTCTATTTATTTTCTCTAATTGTTCATCGTTAATATTATCATTATGTGCCGCTATTGGCATTAAATAGTCATTGGTACAACGGTTATACTCCATATATAGTACGGTATCTACCGTATGTTGTCCTTTTTCATCCAGTGTTCTATATCTCTTAAGATGTTCCTGTTCGGCTGCAGTTAAATTAAGTTCTTGGGCTGAGGTATCTCTATCCATTTTAACATCATGCCCCATAAGCCATGCCTCATTAACATCTAATGCCTTAGCAATTTTATAGATATTAGTTTGTTTAGGTTCATAAGAACCTGAAATATAAGTACTGATAGAGGATTTACCAATTCCGGTTTTATTAACTAAATCAGCTTGTTTCATGCCTCTTATTGCTAAACCTTCTCTTATTCTTTCTGATATAGTTTTCTTCATGATATAAAGGCTCCTTTTTTGTTAATCTATTCTGATAATATCATATGTGTTCAGAAAAGACAACATTATGCACCAATAATAATAAAAAAAGTTCAGAAACACGAAAAAATATATTGACAGTTAAAAATTCATGATTTATGATTTAGTTAGTTCAGAAACACGAACAAATGAAAAAGAGAGGAAGTGAGAAAAATGAGTTTTGATTATAATAAGCTTCTAGGCAGAATTAAGGAAGTTTGCGGAACACAAGATAATTTTGCTAAAAAGATAGGCATAGGAAGGGTCTCACTTAGCCACAGACTAAATAATAAACTAGAATTTTCACAAAATGAGATAAATCGTTCAGTAGAAGTCTTAGGGTTAAGAAAAGAAGAGATACCATCATATTTTTTTAATGAAAAAGTTCAGAAAGAAGAACAAATACTGAAAGGAGCATGACATATGCCAAAGAATGCATTATGTAAGAAACAAGAAAAGCCAGCAGCAATTACTACAGTAGAAGTTGCTGAGATGATGGAAGTTAGACATTCAGATATTTTACAAAAGTTAGAAGGGACAAATAAAACAGATGGAACAGTGAAAACGAAGGGGATTATACCGGTTCTTAGCGAGCGGAATTTTCCGTTGGCTGATTATTTCATAGAAAGTACATATATAGACGCACAAGGTAAACCAAGAAAATGCTATGACTGCACTAGATTAGGTTGTGACTTTCTAGCAAATAAATTTACAGGAGAAAAAGGAATAATTTTTACAGCTAAGTACGTAAAACGCTTTAATGAGATGGAACAAGTTGTTCATTCACTAGATATAAACAAAGCCCTAGCCGAGTTCAAAGGGCAAATCATGGGCTTAGTAGACGAGCAATTAGGAATTGCTATCAAGCAAGTAGAAAGGAAATGCTCTGAATACTACAAGCCATCATGTGCAGATAAATCAAGTATCAGCCATTACATAAAGAAACGTTTAGGAATTGCCAAAGCTGATGAAGAATACGAACTGGTTAAAGAACGTGTACTTATTAGGTTAGGTGCTAGAAAGTGGGAGGATATAGACATAGAAACGCTTAGAAATTCTATGGATATTATTGATGAGAGTATAAGGATATTGAAGATGGAAAGACCTTATGAACAGACAAGTTTATTTGAGAAGAAAGGAGCATAGCATAATACAAATAAATTGTAAAAGTGCTAATAGGACAATTTTATACAAACATAGATATAAATAGAGGTGATTGTATGAAAGTAATTTATACAGTTAACGGAAAGGATTTAGATTCATATTCGAAAGAAGAACAGAAGATAATGCTTACAAAAATGCTTATTAATGCAGTACATAAGATAGGATACGAGTTTGTAAATCCAATTAAAGATATTGATGTTAAACAAGAAGTAGATGATTAACTTCATCTACAGCGATGAAATTGGACAAGCAATTAAAAATGAGGTGAGAGTTAATTGAAAAAGCTAATGGGTACCATTTCGGTATTATCATTTGTAATGCTTTTGGGCCTTGCAGGCGGATTAGAATGTGACTTACTTAATTTTACACAATATATAATCTCATCATTTATAACACTTGGTATCTTTGGCATTTCAATGTACATAGCTTCTAACTAAAAAGGAGGACTTATGAAAGATATTTTGATATTTTCATTTGGTTACTTGATAGGAATTACATCAATGGTAGGAGCATCATACATAGCTAGAAATGAGGAAAGGAAAAAGGAGCATAGCAATGATTAAGATAATGTCAAAAGAAGAAAAAGACCAATACATACTTGATATGATCAAGCAGCTTAAGCAAGAACAAACTGAGTTTAACACAGAGAAATGGGGTGACATGCACAATCATCATGAAATGTGGGGACTTGCATTAGAAGAACATGAAGAAGCATTTGAACAACTTGATTGGTTGCACATTCATAAAGTAGAACTTTGGGAAATGATTAAGATGAATAAGCCTATAGCAGATATCAATCATCAACTTGAAATAATAGTTGAATATGTATTATTCGCAGTACAAGAACTTATTCATGAAGCAGCAGTTTACCAAAGAGCATTAGATACAATTAAAAATGCACCAGCCGCCGGCAAGCATACTGGTGCAGATAAATAAAAATTTATCAGTTAGATTATATACCAATTAGGAGGTATTTGTAAGATGAAACTTTTATTAAAAGTACTAGAGTTGAAGAATTTCAAGGGAATTAAAGAAAGAAGAATTTTTTTCGACACAACAGAAACTAGGATATATGGAGCAAATGGAACAGGGAAAACAACAATAGCAGATGCGTTTAGTTGGTTATTATATGACAAAGATAGCCAGGAGCGTAAGGACTTCGAGATTAAACCACTCACAGAACACAATGAGCCTATTCATTTTCTTAATACAGAAGTTACAGCTGACTTTGTATTGAATGGCAAGACATTCACACTAGGAAAGTTGTTTAGAGAAAAGTGGGTTAAGAAGCGTGGACAAGCAGAACAGGAGTTTAGTGGTCATGAGACTATCTACTATATAGATGGGGTTCCTTGCAAAAAGAGTGAGTATCAAGAGTACGTTAATGAAATTATTAATGAAAAGACATTTAAGCTTTTAACCAATCCATTAGCTTTTGAAGCAATGAAGTGGCAAGACAAAAGAAAGTTCCTATTTGAAGTATGTGGCAATATTGCTGATAACCAAATAGAGGGTTATGAAAAACTTCAAGAAACATTAGCAGGTAAAAGTGCAGATGAATACAAGAAGTCTTTAGCAGCTACTAAGAAGAAGCTTAAGTCAGATATTGAGAACATTCCACCAAGAATTGATGAGCAAACTAGAAGCCTAGAAGAAGGGCTTGAACCGTTAGAAGTTCTCCAGGCAAAAATAGATGAAAAAGAAGCATATAAAGCAGAGTTAGAAAAACAATTAGAAGCTACAGATGCACAGTTTAATGAGATACGTACAAAACAACATCAAATACTAAGTTTAGAGCGCACAAAAGAAGAGATTATAAGAGCGCATAATAAATCTACATATGCAGAATACAACCAAAATAAGGACAGGTTAGAAACTTTAAAACGTGAGTTATCTAATCATACATATGAGCAAGATAGTATTGTCAAGAAAATTGAAGCATTAAAACAAGATGAAGTTATCCTTACTTCAAAAGTAGCAGACAGACGTAATGAATGGATGAAAATAGAAGAAGAAACTTTTGATGAGCATAAAGCTATTTGTCCTACTTGTGGACAGGATCTACCTAGTGAAGAAGTTGAAAAGCTTAAAAGCAAATACATAGAAGAGAAAGCTATAAGACAAGAACGTTTGCTTAATGAAGCAAACATAATTAAAGCAGATTTACTAAATACACAGCAGAACATGCAGAATTTAACTACTAGATTTGAAGAGATTGCATGCCAATTAGTAAGTATTCAATCAAATATTAATGAGGTTGAAAAGATACTTGAGAAGCCAATAGATACTACACCATGTGATACGTCTGAAATAGATAATCAAATAGATGTTCTCAAAAAAGAGGTACAAGCATTTGAAAGCGTAGACAATGAAGCCATTAAGCAAGCTATCAAAATGGAAGAGATTAATATTCAAAATATCAAATTAAGAGTATCTAAGCATGATTCCAATGCTAAAGCGCTTGCAAGAATAAAAGAGCTTCAGGAGCAACTTAAGGATTTACAATGCAAGCTTGCAGATGTAGAACAAGTAGAAATCATGATAGAGGACTTTACAAAGGCTAAAGTAGAAATGCTAGAAGCTAATATCAATAGCAAGTTTAAAAACGTAAGCTTTAAGCTATTTGATCAACAAATAAACGGTGGACTTGCAGAGTGCTGTGAATCACTTATTAATGGAGTTCCTTTCAGCAATGCAAATAATGCAGCCCAAGTTCAAGCTGGTATAGAGATTATAAATGTTCTAAGTGAACACTATGGAATGAATGCGCCTATATTCATTGATAATAGAGAATCTGTAACAGACATTCCAGCAACTCAAAGTCAAGTAATCGACCTTATTGTGAGTGCAGTTGATAAGGAGTTGAGGATTGAATAATGAAGCGTGATACATGTGGTAACTGGGATAAAGAAAATCATTTATGCAATGGTTCAAAAGCATGCGCTATGTGTAGCCATTATGGAAAAGAGAAAAAGTGTGCAACTTGTAATGATTGTTGGACATGTAAATTCAAAAAGAAAAGCGAGGGAACTAAATGATGAAGGGTATTTGGATTAGAAGTCAAGATGGAACAACATTAACATTATGCAAGACAGTAAAGGCTTGGGAGAGCGGAAGAATAGTAAATAATTATGGAAAAGATTATGTGCATCTAGGGGATTACGGAACAAAGGAAAGAGCAAAAGAAGTTATGGCTATTATAGCAAACTTTATTCAAAACAAAACAAAAGATGATGAAGTATTTCAAATGCCATTAAATTAATTAAAACCAAGGAGGAACAAATGATGTCAGATAACCAAGTAGCAGTAAAACCACAAAAGGAAATTACAGATAGTGTATTAGCAAAGGTAAACAAGCTTCAAGAGAACAAGTCATTAGTATTACCACAAAACTATGTAGCAGGAAATGCACTTCAAAGTGCTGCATTAATTTTAGCTGAAACAGTAGATAATGCGAAGAAACCAGTGCTTGAAAGTTGTACCAAAGAAAGTATTGCCAACTCTCTTTTAGACATGGTTAAGATGGGACTAGAGCCAAGCAAAAAACAATGCTACTTTGTAGCATTCGGAGGAAAGCTTCAGCTTATGACTTCATACTTCGGCAAGCTGGCTATTGCTAAAAGAGTTTCAGGTCTTGAAGAGGTAAAGGCTTTTGTTATCTATGAAGGTGATGAATTTGAAATGGAATTCAATATTGATGATCTCACCATGCAGCTTAAGACCTACAAACCAAATCCACTTAATGTTAATTTGTCAAAAATTACAGGTGCATTTGCTATTCCAATCTTTAAAGATGGTACAAGAGGTGACCTTGTATATATGAGTTACGACCAAATCCAGAAATCATGGAATCAAGGCTATGCAAAAGGAAAGTCAGGAGCACACACAAACTTTACGGATGAAATGTGTAAAAAAACTATTATCACAAGGGTTTGTAAAACACTTATTAACTCCAGTGATGATGGAGATCTAATTGATACATATCAAGGTGCAGATGAAGAATCTACACCTACACCACAAGCAGAACAAAAGGAAATGACTGCAAGTAAGGAATTTGTAGATGTACCATTTGTTGAAGATAAGCAAGAAGTACCAGCGCAAGTAACTGCACCAACTCAAGAAGAAATAGTATGTCCTATTTAAGGTGGTGTTCTAAATGCCTAGAAGAGTAAAGGTTATTAATGAAACATTTTCACTTGCTAGAGCAGGAGAAGTGACAGAACTATATAGTATTGATGAAGTAAGGCAGTTCCCTAATATACATCTTGCAGAGTTACATTTTTGCGAAGGATATGCCAATTCGAAAATAGTTAAAGTAATAGGTTTTATCAAAGAAGCTGGGTTTACAGAAGATGATCCTACATTCATTCATGTATATAGAGAAGATATTAAGTTCATAGAAGATGATGAATTTAGGAGGAATGAGGATGAGGCTTAAAGTATTAGCAAGTGGTTCGGCTGGTAATAGTTATATCTTAGAATCTGAAACGGAGGCCCTAGTGATTGAAGCTGGGGTACCGTTTAAAGAACTCATAAGGTATGTGGACTATAGGAAGATAGTCGGATGCTTAGTAAGTCACGAACATAAGGACCATGCAGGATATGTAGGGCAGTACATTATGAGAGGAATTAAGGTTTATTCGCCTTATACAGTTAACAGGAATGAAGAGGTTCTAAGGTTTGGTGGATTTAATTACATACCATTCAAGAATCACCATGATGTACCCTGTTATGGATTTAAAATTAATCATAAAGGCTTAGGTCAGTTAATTTTTGGAACAGATACAGGTTATATAGAATACACGTTTAAGGAAACTAATCATTGGCTTATAGAGTGTAACTATTCAAAAGAGATACTTGATGAACATGTAGATAATGGACTCAATCCAGTACTGGCAGACCGTATAGTTCGAGATCATATGAGCCTGGAGACTTGTAAAGACTTTCTCCAGGCAAATGACTTAAGTAAGACTAGGAATATTGTTTTATTGCATCTGAGTGATTCAAATAGTCATGCAGAGGAATTTAAAAGAGAAATACATGAGTTGACTAATAAATCAACTTACATAGCTGAAAAGGGGCTAGAAATTGATTTAAGCCTATGCCCCTTTTAGAAAGGGGTGAATGAATTGGCAAGGCCTAAAAAGGATGGGTTAGAATACTTTCCACTGGATGTTGCTGCTGGAAAAGATGATGAACTAGAACTTGTAGAAAGTGAACACGGACTTGTAGGATTTGCAATTTTTATAAAGTTACTTCAGTCAATCTACAAAAGTGGTTACTACTTAGAGTGGACTAAAAAGGAGCAATTAATCTTTAGTAAACGAGTTAATGCAGCAGAAACTATAGTTAATGCAGTAATAACCTCATGTTTAGAGTGGGGGTTATTTAATCAGCAAATGTATGACAAGTACAAAATCTTAACTTCTCATGGAATTCAACAGAGATTTATATTCGCAATAGGACGTAGAAGCGCAATGGAAATTTATGAAGAATACCTACTTTTAACCAAAAATGAAGTTTCTGCAACAAAAACTCTAGTTATTGTTACAAAAACCGAAGTTAATGCTAGCAGTAATCCCCAAAGTAAAGTAAAGAAAATAGAAAGTAAAAAGAAAGAAAAGGAAAGTAGTAGTGAGGAGAATACAGCTGCTACTAACATTAAAAGAATTGCGACTATGCTAGAGAGTACTTTTGGACGTATGCCTAGTCAATATGAAATTGAAATGTTAACAAGCTATATAGAAGATGGTATGGAGATTGAGCTAATAGAAAAATCTTTAACAGAAACCATTGAGAATGGAGTAAGAAACCTCAAGTACACAAAAAGCATACTTGAAAGATGTACTAAAGAGAAAATACTTACTCTCAATCAATACATAGCTGACCAAGAGCTTAAGAAAGAACAAAAGAAGGTGAAAGGAAATGGGGCAAATAACACAGGACCAAATACAGAGGATAGCGAACCAGTTGAAGATGAATTCGCAAAATATGCTGAGCAGCACGGAATTCAATGAAGAAGCACAGACTGAGCCAGAAAGAACATGTGGATGCCCTTATGGTATATGTGATGGTTCAGGACATTACTTAGTTAATAAACCGGAGGGGTTATTTGCTAAAAAGTGTAAGTGCTATGAAGAGCAAGTTATCTATAACAAGCTTGATTTTGCACAGATACCAAAAGAGTTTCAAAACTTAGCAATAGAGGACTTCGATATTGATATTTATAAGCTAGAAGAGTCTAAAGTAAAGGCGAGTAGAGCCGTAAGTGTAGCCAAGAAGTATGTAGATAAATTTGAAAAAATGCAGGAACTTGGTAGAGGACTTTACTTTTACTCAAAAGAAGCTGGAAGTGGAAAGACAAGACTTGCAGTAAGTATTGGAAATTCACTTGTTAAGTACAAAAAGCAGCATGTTAGATTTATTACTACTGTTGATCTACTGGGTAAGATAAGAGATTCATGGAATGACAAAAGCGGTAGCAGTGAAGAAGCACTTGTTGAAGAGTTTGTAACCATACCTGTATTGATACTTGATGATATTGGTGTTGAGGGAAATAAGGATTGGATAAACAATATTTTCTACAGAATTATCAATAGAAGGCTTACGAATAAGAGAGTGACTCTTATAACATCTAACATACCAATGAATAAGCTAGGATTCGATTATAGACTTATAAATAGATTAGAAGATATGGTGATGCAAGTAGTGATGCCAGAGGAAAGTGTAAGAAGAACTAAGGCTAAAAGCAAAAATGAGGAAATGCTCAAAGAATTAATGGGGTGATTCTATGCAAGTAGAGTGCTGGAGTATACGTGTTAATGAAGAGGCATACGAGATATTAAGGAAACTTGCGAGGGAACAGGATATAACCATGAGTCAACTGACCATTAAGTTAATCCTTGAAGAAAAAGCGTACAGAGAAATATATGGATACGAAAGGATGAAAATAGATGAACAAGAGAATGAAGAAGAAAACTTCAAATTGTAAAGCTTTAACCACCAAAGAACGTGTTAAAAATCAACAAGTAACATTACACCAATTGTTTATACAAATTGATAATCTCGAAAAAGAAAATATAGAGCTCAATAAAACAGTGGCTAATCTATCAGATATTATAATGGCAAAAGAAGAATTAATTACACAAAAGGACCAAAGTATAAAGGCTATGTGTATGAATTCAGCTGATAAGATTAGAGATCTAGAAGAGTTAGTTGAATTCCATAAAAAAGATGCAACAACAGCTAATGCGTCATATGGAGCACAGATAAAAGAAACTGAAAGAATTTATCATATGTATGAAGTTGAAAGAGATCGTGCTAATGATTTACTTATGGATAAAAATCAGGCAGAGGACGTAGCAATATACTGGAAAAAGCAAATGGACCACTACAAAAATTTATATCATCAATGCATCAACAAGTCATGGTGGAAGAGGGTGCTTAATATTGGCTAATGTAGGTAAACAGTTTGAAGCAGACTTTAAGGATTCAATACCAAAAGACGTATATTGCTTAAGGCTAACAGATAGTGCGATAGGTTTTGATGTAGCAGCAAGTACACAGAGGTTTGCTCCTAAATCACCTTATGATTATGTATTGTATAAAAAACCTATGATGTATGCTTTAGAACTTAAAAGCATAGGTACAACAGCACTAAGCTTTGAAGGTAAAACACCAACAATAAAACCTCATCAACTTAAGAACTTAAGGAAGGCAGCACTTCATTGTGTAGCAGGATTTATCATTAACTTTAGAAAATCTAATAATACATATTTCTTGTCAATTCAAGCCTTTGATGAGATTACTAATTACGGAATGTTTGGTAAGAAAAGCATAAGTGAATTAGATATTGTAAAAAGTGGGAAGGCAGTTATCATACCATCAAGAATTAAAAAAGTACGTAGTACCTATGATCTAAGCGAATTATTTAAATTAGCAATTTAATACTAATATACCTGGAGGGTTAAAAATGAAAAACGAAAGACAACTTACAGAGTATGAACAAAAAGAAATTGAAGCAGCTAAACTTGCTAAGCAGGAACTTGAATTAAGCTTTTACTCACCTATGTTTGCAGGGATTGCAAAAGATATTGATAGAGCAGTTAAAAACTCTACAGCAAATGTTTATGATGAAGAATTTGAGGAAGCAACTATTGCAATTACAATCAAAATATCATGTGAGGAAAAAGAAGCTACCAAGACTATTGAAAGTGGAAATGGAAGTAATGCAAAGATAGCTGTTTATAAAGCACCACGTATTAAGCATAGAGTTACAGCTAAGCTTGTACAAAAAGATACAACAGATGGTGATGTTACATATACAACACATGAATTGGTGGAAGAAGGTGGTAAGCTTATTGCTAAACCTCTTCAACAAGCTCAAATTAGCATAGAAGAATTAGAAGTGGTTAATCAAAGTGAAGATAAAGAGAAACCAGAAAGTAGAGCACAAGTGAACATGGATGAAGTAATTCAAAATAATAAAGATGAACTAGAAGCGTAGGCAAAAGAGGAGGTTGAAAAACCTTCTTTAAAGCTACTAAGGAGGTTTTATAAATGCCAATGGTAAGAAGGCTTAATCAACTAGATTTTGAAACTGGAGAAGTTGTTGAAACATATGGAAGTATGAAAGAGGCTCTTGAGAAGTTTGGATTATTTAGAGTAGATGTTACAAACGCCATTGTAAAGAATAGCGGTAAGCTAAATAATAAACATCTTAGATTTGCATATGCAGATGGTCCTAATAGACCATTATGTAATTATAGGGTTGCTCAAATTGATTACGAAACAGGAGAGGTTATTGATAAGTACGATGATGCAGAAACTGCAGCAGAAGATAACTTTATAAGCAGTAAAACAATAAGAAATGCAATAAGAAACCGTGATGGATACATAAAAAGTAAAGGGCTAAGATTCAAGTACGTTTTAGAGTAGTAGATTAGTTGCTATAAAGGGGATTTGCTCCCCTATAAATAATCTAACCACCTATACGTGTTTTCAAATCACAAGAGAATGTTCCACATCTACTATTCTTTAAATTTAGCTTTTTAATAGATTTAGCCATTTTCCAAAACCCACCATTATGTTGGTCAACATCGTGTGAGATGAAGTTCTTACCATCGGTAAAGATTAGTTGATTGTTGAACGTACGATATTTGGTTAACACAAATCCTAGTTTTTCCGCTATTTGCTTTATTTCTTTGTTTGGATATTTGATTTTTTCTTGTCGTTGTTTATTCATTGTACGACCTCCTTTGTGAATGTCATTACTTGAGGAAAAGGTGCATTTACACGTGCGATTCCAAAAAAAAATCTCCTCTGTGCGGTGGCACAAAGAAGATAGAAAAAGAGTAGGAAAATATTTTCCTTTTTAGAAAAAGGCAAAAAAAATAGACCTAAATAGGCCTAGTAGGGTGAGTACCCTATAATATATTGTTCAAAAAAAATATAAGAAAAAATGTAATTTTTGATGTTAAAGGAGAGATCTAACCAAATAACGCTGGAATTTCAGTGCTATAAGAGATTGTTTTTAGAAAGTAACTGAAGAATGAATGAGTTATTAAGAAAGGAATACAGAAAGGGGAATACACATGAAAAGGTTTAAACCATATCAACAAAAAGGTAATGCCAGAAGCATGGCTAAAATGACAGTAGAAGTTGCTGATAAAATAGCACAAGAAAAGGTACAACGTGATAGAGAAGCTTTTGGAAATATAGCAATACGTACCATAGTAGCAGCTTCAATGATTACTTTGCATGATGAGTTTGGTTTTGGATCCAAAAGATTGCAGAGGTACCAGGACAGAATGGAAGAACATTTAGAATGTATAAACAGTAGAGTTATAACACTTCAAGAACTGGAAGAAACCACAAAGAGAATGGAAGAGAAGGCCAATCTTAATTTGAAAGAGAAAACAGAGTATACGGAGTGGAGAGAGGAAAAAATGAATAACTTGAGGTGAGGTAACAGATTATGAAAAAGTATCCAGTAACAGAAAACTTTTTAGTGCTAGTAGATAAGGCACTCAATGGCAAAGAGTTGACAGAGTGGCAATTAAAAGGTGTTAAGGGTAGTGCAAGAAGATATCGCAAAAAGGTAAAAGAAGATTCTAGAAAAAGAGTTGTATATTACAATAGTTAGAAGTAAATTTTTATTTAACTTATTACTAGTCTACAGCTTAATAAAGAAATGGCATCATGTTCTAAATGATTACAAAATACGTTTCATTTAACTTGATAAAAGGGTATAAAGCATGATGCCTAAATTAAATGGGATTTAATTATTTAAGCGAAAAGTATGGAGATTTTTTAGAAATGTTAAATATCCAATTGATATCATCGGTATTTTTTACTTTATATCCAGCTTCAAGCATTGCGCCTTTAAATACTCCATTACAAACATAAAAATGAGTTCTATCAAAAGTTTGCTTTAAACCGTATGAAGTTTTTGAAGTTAAAAATGACTGGATAGGAGAGAAATTATCATCAATCCATTTAAGTAATATTTCTTTTTCATTTTCACTTAGCAAATTAAATAATTTAGGATCATTAGGATTTTGATTTGCTAAAGTTTCTAAATCAGAAGACATAGTTATCCCACCTTTCTTTTAAAATTCAACTCTAAAAAGCTGATAGATAAAGTATATGGTAATATAATAAATAATTCAAATAGTATGATAAAAATAATTTTTGAAAGGATGAGAACTAAATGGGATCAAGTGATATAGAGCAAGTAATTATTAAGTACAAAGATGGCACAGAAAAGGTACTTGATAAAGGTATGGTAGTTTCTACAGAACAAGATGAAGAGGAGATACATGTAAGTATGTCCATGTGCAATATGAGTGGAAAAGAGGTTACATTCTACCTTGAATCACTTATTAGAGCATATGCACAAATGCAAGGGTGGGATGATTTGTATGAAGATGAAATACAAGATATTGAAATTGATTGACAAGGTTATAGGCAGAGAGGTTTGCAGGTGTGACAGATGCGGTAAAAGGCTAACAGTAGAAGAAGAATATTACTATGATTGCTATTGTGAAAAGTGTGAATGTGAAATGTATGAAGAGTTTGAAATGAGATCTACAAGGGATTGGTAGGGACGTTCGTGTCCTTACCATATTGTTAAGGCCAACAAAAAGGTAGGAGGATGAAGATGAGAGAGATTAAGTTTAGAGCGTGGGAAAAGAATCAGAAAAAAATATTGCCACATGAAGGGATAGTGAAATTTGGCGAATAGGTTAAAAAGACTGCGTTTAGTGATGCTGAGAATGAAACATTTGAGTTACTTACGTTGATTATTAGTGATGATGTTGAACTTATGCAGTATACAGGCTTAAAAGATAAGAATGGTAAAGAAATCTATGAAGGTGACATACTATTGTTTACAAGTAGGCATGGAGAAGAATCAATATGTTATGTTTTATTTGAAAATGCAACATTCACTATTAAATGGATAGAAAGCACATATTTTAGAACTGATTTAGATTATTGGAGTGTTAAGGGTAAGGTGGTTGGAAATATTCATGAACACAAAGAGTTGCTGAAAGTCTAAAATTTAAGATTTATAAGGAAGGTACTAGTGAGTTCTTTGGAAATGAGGGAATCATAGTGAGCATTCAATACTGGAGATATAAAGTACTCACTATGTGAATGAAGCTATTTAGAAATATATGCTATAACTTTTTCAGATAAATCATAAATTGCTTTATGATAGCTTAGAAGTTCTGGGATAACTTCTAGATCTAAATCTAAATAAGTATACTCTGCATCTGTACTAGAATGTATATCACCATTATTTAGAATAACTTTAGATGTTGGTTTATCCATAAATCTATTTCCCTCAAATTCTAAATTGCCACTATGTTTAATAGTATTACACCAGTTTCTTATAGTTGCATATTCAGAGTTCGTATCATGGAATTTTTTACTTCTCTTATATCTTTTAGTGAAGAATAAGTTATAAACGTCAGTTTTATGTTCATACTTCGCAATAAATTTATTTCGATTATATTCTTTTAAAATAGATGTAAAGGAACTTGAATGAGGGGACGAATACTCATATATCCAAATTAATTGCATTAGGATGTCAAATATAGAGTTATATGTATTTATAGCATTAATGGCTTGATAACAGCGTTGACGATAGTACCACCCATACATATGACACGATATATCACTATTTAGAAAATCCATGCTAAATTTACTTGAAGCATTAATTGTTTCAAGCCTTGCTTTGTTAATACTATTTTCTAAGGTTTCTAATAACCTAAAAATAAATCTATCTTTTAATTCCATACAAAACATTTCACTGGACATAATACTAGTATAACAATCAGCTATTTCTAGTTCAAAAGCATCATTGGCTATTAGTTCCTCAAAAGAATATTGTCGCAATCTATAGTTAAATACACAATCATTCAAATCTGAATAACTGATATAACCTTTGTTTACTATTCTAAAATGTTCTAATTTATGTCCATTAACAAAAAAATAACTTTCACATAATCTATGACTTTTAGAATAACCCGTTAATGTAAGACTCATAAAATCCCCTTCCGATATTTGTATAAATTATTATAACAAATCTTGTGTAAGGCAACAATTGCATATAAGTTTTGAGCATAAAAGAATTTTAAGCAGATAAAATAGTTTTTTCATGGTTTATTACTTTTCTTTATATCTTTAAAGAACTTGATTATTACATCAAGTCTAAAAAGATGTAGGAGGATGGCATATAGCAATAGGTTACTAGTAGCTACTAAAAATCCAACTCCTACAAATAAATTATAAATGTATCCAATTACTCCCCATATAAGGTTTAGGATATAAAAGTAATAGAAGAAAATTTTGCTAAGTCTTTTATCTTTTGGTTTAGTAAATAAGCATGTTAAAAAATGTTTAAATAGATTCATTTTTAGCAGAGCAACCACCCTTTTTATTTTTTATATATTTAGGTTCTATTATAAAAGAATATAGTATGTATGACAATAAAATTAGTTTTTGAGCAAAAAAATACCCCTTGGCAGATAGATATAATAACATGCCACGGGAGGTGGATCTTAATTTTATAATCGCCAGGGGTACTTAATTAAGATAGGTAGACATTTAGGAGTGTAAAACCTATCTGATAATTATTATAAAGTATAACTTTTTAGTATTCAATAGAAGTATTCAATAAAAAATGTTTTTAACATAGAGAAAGACGTGTATCCCCCAGGCAATATTTTAACCTAATAGCTTTATTACAAGAGTAACAACTAGAATGGCTAATATTGTTTCTAGCATTATACCACATCCTTTCTAAGCGCTGTGAGATACAATGCTAAATCCCCCTCAAAAGGAACCCGTACACGTCTTTAATAAAATATATGAACTTGAGTTTAATAAAATTACTACTAGTACTAAATTTTAAAGAAAAGAAGGAGAGAGAGTTTTGACACTAGCAAAAGCTATAGTAGCTGCTAATATGCAAGAGCAATGTTATGGAATGTAAGAAGCTATTTAATAAAATTAGTTTTGAAGAGGTGAGTATGTTAGTAACCATGATTGAAATAATTATAAGATCATTAATTCAAGTGGGAACATTATTTATTGGGATGTATTACTTATTTAATGGAGATAAGAAGTGGAGATGGTTCAATGCATCACTTGTTGTATTAACTGTTGTTGTCATGCTAAAACAATAGAAATTGATATCTTATTTTGTATGTAAATAGCGTGAGTCAGCATATATTGTGAACAAGTATGATTAATAGAGGTGAGAGTTATGTTAGAAGGATTTATAGGCGGTTTAATAGTAGCTTGGCTTTTAAGCTTATTTGGTGTAGATCATATGGTACTTGAAGTATGTCAGACTTTTACAGAAGTACAACTAACAACAAGTTTTTATTACATAGGTTTTGCATTAATTGGATTAATAGGGGGAGCATTTAAAAAGTGATTACAGTAACTCATATATCTAGACATAGGGCGTATGGCTAAGATTTTATACTAGAATTTAATTTTAAATTGTTGAATGATAAATTATATGGGTGCATATGAAAAACATCTTAGAAACGATTTTAGGAGGTTTTAAATGAAAGGTGCAAAAGACAATAATTATGCAAGAGTTGAGGGTATACTCTATAACTATCCAAAAGTCAAAGTTGAAATAGAAAACATTAAAATAGATATAGAGGAACTAAATGATGTAGTAGGCATAAAGGGGGCAGGTAATAATAAGATTAAACCTTCAAGTGCAACCAATGCCTTTAATTCAAATGTAGAGAATGAAGTAATAGATCGTGAAGAGAATCTTCCTGATAGGATTAATGATATGAATAGACTACTTAGAAATAAAGAGAGATACATAAGAAAGGTTGATAATGCACTAAGCTTACTTAAAGAGGACGAAAGAAAGTTAGTTGAGTTAATATACTTCAAGAGATACACTCTTGAAAAAGCAGGAGAAGTGTTTGATATAACTAAAGATGGTATGGCAAAACGAAGAAAGCCAGTTATATTAGAACTAATAAATATACTATAAACATACAATAATCATACAAAACATATATGAAAAGTATGCAATATGTATGTTGAAGTGTATTACTTACAAGTGCTAGAATACTATTATCGAAGTTAAAACAAAAGGCACTAACATTACAAAGTCCATTGTATTTATCTTCGTATCGTCATTAAGTTGAAGGAAATAAAATTAAAAAAGCTATTAGGAAGTATATGCTCCTAGTAGCTTTTTTTAATATAACTAATAGTGTAAGTATAAATGACTATCTAAATAAATCCTTAAATCTAAAAAAATATACCTTAAATTAATTTGTGTATTTAAGGTGATTAATTATATGCCTAGAAGTCTATAATTGATTATAGCTTAAAATATTAGAAAATATGAGGTGGTATGATTTGAGTACTTATGAAGGTGAGTATAACTATCTAAATAAAAATGATAATAGCATAAATAGAATATTAAATGTATAATACACATTATTAATTATAAATAGGGAGAGTGGTACAGTGAAAGAATATGAGAAATATATAAAGATATTAATAGTAATTATAATAATTACAATGCTAAGTACTCCTGCTTTGGTATATTTACTAACAACACATATAAGCATGAGTAATATTAGTACAAGTAACGACTGGATAGGTTTTTGGGGAGGTTTTATGCCATCAATGTTTAGCGTATTAGTGACGTTAAGTGTATTGAAAATTACTACAAATCAAACTAGAAATATTCAAGAAGAAAATAAACATTTAACTCTAAAAATTCAAGAAGAAAATAAAAATAGTCAAGAAATAGAAACACGAATAAAGTTTACTGAGAGAATTGCCAGCTTAATAGGTGAGTATTGTTCAGATATAAACTTATATTATTATGGATGTAGGAAGAATGAACGTATAAGGCAAGAGATTCATGGAATGAAGAAAAAAGGCCGTACATATAAATTTAGCGCAGAAGAGATAGAAGAATTAAAAGTACTAAACAGTAATTTGAAAAAGGGTGAGGAAATTGTTAATAGAAGCAAATCGGTAGCTATATATTTTACTTTGAAAATATTATTAGAAGATAAGAGTGAATCTAAAGAGTTAATAGAAGCACTGCAATATATTCATAGTAATTCTTGTTCAGATGTTTGGCCTGTTGAATTTGAGAAGGCAAATGAAAATTTGTTATTACAAACAACTCGTTTTATAAATAATTATAAAAATGTGGTTAACCAAAAATCTTAATAAGAGAAATAATTATATTAAAATAAATAAGGGCATATTCAAGTAAATAGATGTGCGGAAGTAATTATAAGTAAATTAATATAAAATCTAGCATTTATAAATTAATTACTTATTAAAAAATATTAAAATTATTAAAGATGTAGAGGAGAGGTATTATGAATAACGATTATTATAGTATTACAGATAACGTACTAGATAAGTTGATGTTTAAAAAAAAGAAAAAAATTAATATTAGAGTTGAGAAACCTAAGTTGAATGATGACACGATTCAACATGTCAAGGAGTTAATATCAAATGAGCGAGATGAGTGGCGCGAAAAAGACTTAGAGAAGATAAACTCCATTGTCACATATAAAATAGATAGCTGTAAATCTAATGATCTTACATCACTAGTTATAGGTGCATTTTCTATACTAGTTGCTGTACTGGGTATAGTTATGGCCCAAGTATATCAAGATTATAATGAGTTTAATGCAAAGTTAAGCGAGTCCAAAACATTTGAACAACGATTAGATAAAATTAATGAGGAATATGAAAGTAGCAAGAAAGTTATTAATGATATAAAGTATGTTACAGAAAAAGACACTAATACATATATTCAAAATCGTGATAAAATATATAGAGAAAAAGATGAAATACAAAATAAGTTAACAGCTGAGTTGGAAAGTATCAGTAATTCCCAATGGATGTATAGAGTATTTATTATTATAGTGAGTCTTATTACAATAGTCTACATATATCATGACTTTTACTTTGATAAACGTAGAATAAAACATTTAATGTCTATAGAATTTGCAGTAGATGAATTAATAAAAGAAAAGCAATAAAGCGAAGAATATCAGGAAGAACTAAAGTAATAACCGGAGAGTGATTTCTAAAGAGCTACTATAGCTCTTTTTTATTGCTTAAATAGCAAGTAGCGGCAAGCTGTATTTAGTTATTGTAGCAAAATGGTGCAGAAACTATTTTTGCTACTGCTTTCTTCTACTTTACTTTTCTTTACTCTTCTTTTCTTTACTTTAGGGATTAATGCATACATAATGTAACATTAACTAGGGTTTTTGTAACGATAAGATGTAAAAACTATACTTCAATGTAACACTAACTAGGGTTTTTGCAACATAATGTTGCATTAATACAACATTAATAGGGGTTATTGCAACATTAATTGGGGTTTTTGTTACACTAACTAGGGCTTTTGTTGCAAAAACTGATTCTTCACATGTTCTTCATAATATATGTAAAAGCAAAAGGTACTAACATTACAAAGTCCATTGTATTTTCCTTCGAATCGTCATTAAGTTGAAGTATAAAAAGCTATTAGGAACTGGTGAACCTAGTAGCTTTTTTGTGTCTGAAAGTTATTTTAATAAGAGCTTGACTAAATAATGTTGTTGTAGTATTTTAGCTAACTACTTTACTATCTATATACTTTACTATAGGGATTATTGCATACATTATGTTGCAATAACTAGAGTTAATGTTGCAAAAACTAATTTTTCATAGATTCTTTATAGTACGCATTTAAATAATCAAGAAAGGGGTGAGGCTGCTAAGATAGTATTATCAACAAATAACAAGAAGCTATTGTATTTCCAAATTATACTGAGCTATTTGGAGAAGAGGAAGAGAGATAAGAGTGTACGCCTTATCTCTTTTTATTATGTAGGGGAGTAAATGAAAATAGTTTACTTTAAATAAAACATATTTTATACTCTAGTTAAAATAACGAGGGGGTATAGGAATGAGTGATACAAAAGATACTATGGAACTTATTAAGGCTACATTACCGTTGGTAGGAGTTGTTATTGGTGGTGGAGTAACTTATATGAGTAGCATTAGGGTGAAGAGGCATGAGCTTAAGTTAGCAAATAAACAAATGATAGTACAAGATATTCTAATACCTCTAGGAAAAGAGTTAGAAAAGGTATATAAATCTGAAACTATGGAGATTACAGATAGCATAAGGGAAATAGAAAAATATATAAGCGTAGATAGAAGGATATACTTGAATAAAAAAATGCGTACAAAATTAGAGAGATATATAGTTCTTTTAAATAAATATGACAAAATACTAGCAACTGGAACTAGAAGTATATATTATTCTATCAAACAACATATAGAGACTAATCTATGTAAAAATGGCTATGATGAGCTTAAAGTAACCATGTCAGATGATTTTAAAGAGAAGATTAGGAAAGTTTTATTGCAAATGGAAAGTATGACAAATATTTCACTGTGGGATATTAAATATATTCATTTTTATAGAGGAGAAGAGTTTGACTGGACGACAATAGATGTAGAAATATATGAATTAGAGGATCAAGTAAAGAATGGATTTATATGTGAAGAGGCAGTGAGCGCTGATCAATGGTTTTCAATAGATTGTCACAAAGAGTTAGAACGTGTATGTGGTAATCTTCAGATAAATAGAGAATTTGGATATGATGAAATAGAGAGTGAGGTTATATCTCAATACCAAGAAGTTAGAAATATAACAGAAGAACTATTGAATACTTTATATAAGTCTATTGATAAGATAGCTATGTATTAAAATACTGTTTTAAAAATAATTTTTTCTGTTTTAAAGAGTGTTGAAATAGTTCTTGACTTTTAAGCAGTAACAGTGTATTTTAACTTACTACTTTACTTTAGGGATTAATGTTGACATTAACTAGTGTTATTGCAATAGGAACAAGGGTTTATGTGTACATTAATAGAGTGGTAATAGTTTGTTAATAAATTAGTCGTTTAAAAGGTAATTAATGGGGCTTGATAGAGCCCTCTTTTAATGTAAAAGGTACTGTGAGGGAGTTAGGTGAAGTGCGGGTCTCGCGAGGCCCGATATTCCTCTAGTTACTAATTTTTTTTTAGAAGGTGTTTCCTTCCTAAAATGTCTACTGAAAGGGTGATACAAATAATGGCTGAGCCAAAACAAAAAAAGACTGAAATAAATAGTGATACAATCGTTGGTACACAAGTATTGGCTGAAATATTCCGAGTTGACCCTCGCAGGATAAGGCAAATGGTTCAAGAGGGTAAAATACCTCGCTACAAAAACGGAAGTTACAAGCTTATTGAAACATTACAAAAATATCATGAATACATAGAAGAAATTAATGAAGACAAAAATGTTAACCTGGTCAAGAAGGAATCTGAAAATGAGAAACTAAAGCTTGAAAAAATAAAAAGAAAAAAAGCAGAACTTGAATTGATGCAGCTTACGGGTGACTTGGTTAACGTCGAGGAATTTAAACAGCTATATGCTGGATTAATCATTAATTTTAGATCAAAGATGTTAGCGCTACCTAATAAAGTTTCGCCAAGCATAGTAGGAATAGATAATTTAATAACGGTGCAAGACATACTTACGAAAGAAATTTATGCAGCATTAGAAGAACTATCAAAAACAGATATAAATGAAATTGAGCCAAAGGTTGATAGTGATGAGTAAAAAGTCGCAAGTTAACTTATCTAAGATAGTACTTGAAGAAATAGTAAGAATGATTGCACCGCCAAAGAAAATGACTATATCACAATGGGCAGATGAGAATCGTATGCTTTCTGATGAAGCTTCTGCAGAAAAAGGAAAGTGGAATACTGATAGAGCTCCTTATCAGCGTGAAATGATGGATTCAATAAGTGATGTAAGGACAGAAAAAACAGTCATCATGTGTGGTATTCAGCTTGGAAAAACAGAATTCTTACTGAATATGCTTGGATATTTTATAGATATAGAACCATCTCCTATGATGTATGTAATGCCACAACTTGATTTATGTAAGGATTTTGCAAAAACACGTGTCATGAGTATGGTTAGAGATACTCCCTGTTTAACTAATAAGATAAGTGATTCAAGTAAGCGTGATGGTAAAAATAATACTTTAATGAAGATGTTTCCTGGTGGATGGCTTAAAATAGCTGGTGCAAATAGTGAAGCAAGTTTACGTTCTGCACCATTAAGAGTAATCCTAATGGATGAGGTAGATGCTTACCCACCTAGTGCAGGAACAGGAGGAGATCCATCACAATTAGCAGATGGGCGTACATCAAACTTTTGGAATAGAAAAGTAGTAATGGTATCATCACCGCTTGTAAAAGGTGAATCTCGTATAGAATTTGAGTATGAAGAGTCTACACAAGAAGAGTGGCATCACAAATGTATTTCATGTGGTGAGTATGTAGCTATTACGATAGATCTATTTAATCCTAACAACTACACATTAACGTGCCCCTACTGTGGTTCTGTACATACTGAATATGAATGGAAAAGAGAAAAAGGCAAATGGATTGCTAAGTATCCAGAAAGACGTACAAGAGGTTTTCATTTAACTTCTTTTTCTAGTCCATGGGTACCATGGGATAGGTTAGCCGATGAATATGTTAAGGCAAAGAAAAAAGAAGAACTTATGAGGGTATTTGTTAATACGAGGTTAGGGTTGCCATATGAGAAAGCCAAGGAGGAGCAACTTGATTATGAAGTGATTAAAGATAGGAGGGAAACTTATGAAGCACAAGTTCCAGATGATGTATTAGTTCTTACCGCCGGAGTAGACACACAAGATAATCGTCTTGAATGTGAGATTGTTGGATGGGGTGTTGGTGAGGAGAGCTGGGGGATAGAATATAAAGTATTCTATGGTGACCCAGGACAAAAGGCAGTATGGGATCAGTTAGATGATTATTTGCAAACTACATTTAGATTTAAAGATGGTTCAGGAATAAGAGTATCATGTACATGTATAGACTCAGGAGGCCACTATACATCCGATGTTTATGATTTCACAAAAGTTAGAGAGCATAGGCGCATTTATGCTATCAAAGGTAAAGGTGGTGTAGGCATTCCTCTTATCTATCATCAAACATATACTAAAAGAAATAAAGCAGTACTATTTATACTTGGTGTAGATGATGGTAAAGAAATGTTACAATCGAGATTAAAGCTTGAAAATATAGGTGGAGTTAATGATGGATATTGCCATTTTCCTATGGGGGAAGAGGGAGAATACATACGAGGTTATACTGAGGATTATTTCAAAGGTCTTACTTCTGAGGTACAAGTAGAAGAAATGACAAAAAGAGGAAAGAAAATTTACTGGGAAAAGAAGAGTACATCAATAAGAAATGAATCACTAGATGTAAGGAACTATGCTCAAGCTGCTATTAAGATTTTTAATCCTAATTTTGAGTTATTAAAAAAACAAGGTGTTACTGGAACAAAGTATGAGCAAAAAATAATTAAGAAGAAAAGAAGAGTATTATCAAAAGGCCTATAGGGTCTTATTTTTATGGAGGTATTTATGGAAAATGTAACTATATCAGAATGTTTTAAAGCATTAAGATGTGGTACGGGTAGTATAGATGAGTTAAAGAAACTAGGTATTAAAATAAATAAAAAAATATTGAGAGAAGGTGAAAATCATGGCAGCGTGGACATTAGAACAAGCAAGAACCCATCTAAATGCATGGTTAGAAGCTGAATTAACTGTAACATCAGGACAAGAATACACCATAGGTTCGAGAAGGCTTACACGAGCAAATCTTAAAGAAATTAGAGAACAAATAGTATTTTGGAAAAATGAAGTTGAAAAGATTGAAGTATCAAGTAAGAAAAAAGCAAGGAATAGGATATATAGAATAGTACCATTGGATTAGGGCTATGTGAGGTTTGCACATAGCCCTAAATTTATAAGAAAGGAGGGATTAATGTTGAAATTAATTGACAAAGCAATAGGCATTTTTTCACCACAAGCAGCTTTAAATAGAACATTAGCTAGGAAGAAGTTAGAAATACTTAATAGTGGATATGGTAACTATGGTGCTAGCCACACTAGAAAAGCAAGCAAAGGATGGAGGCATGGTGGAGGAAGCCATAAGGAAGATATAGAAGATCATTTACCAACATTAAGAGAGCGTTCGCGAGATAGTTATATGGGTGGTGCACCTATAGCAACAAGTGCTCTAAAAACAACAAGAACTAATGTTGTAGGCAGTGGATTAAAACCAAGACCAAATATAGATAGTGAATTCATTGGACTTACAGAGGAACAAGCAATGAAGTGGGAACGTGACACTATGAGAGAATTTAGCTTGTGGGCTGAATCTACAGCATGTGATATGGAACGTATAAATAACTTTTATGAACTTCAGCAATTAGCCTTTTTGTCATGGATTATGAATGGTGATGTATTTGCATTATTACCATATAAGCCTAGGCCACAAATGCCTTATGATTTAAGAATACAACTTATTGAAGCTGATAGAGTATGTAATCCAACATTCAGCACATATGAGTCAAATATCATTCAAGGAGTAGAGTGTGATACAGATGGTGAAATTGTTGCGTACCATATAGCAAACTATCATCCGTTATCATCTATGAATCCAAACGGAAGAGAGATAAAGCGTGTTCGTGCATATGGAGAAAAGACTGGAAGAAGAAATGTTATACATTGTATGGAAAGTGAGAGAGTTGGACAACGTAGAGGAGTTCCACTTTTAGCACCTGTTATAGAAACTCTAAAACAATTAGGTAGATACACTGATGCAGAACTTATGGCTGCTGTAGTTAGTGGTATGTATACGGTATTTATAGAGACTCAAACAACAGATCAAAAACCACTGGGAGAGGATAATGAAGAGAATACATACGAAGAGGAAGAAAGTGAAATTGCTTTAGGAAGTGGGGCAGTAGTTGCTTTAGCACCTGGAGAAAAAGCAAGTTTTGCTAATCCTGGTAGGCCCAATACAGCATTTGAGGGTTTTGTAAATGCAATGGCAAGACAAATAGGGGCGGCATTAGAAATACCACCAGAAATACTATTAAAGCAGTTCACTAACAATTATTCAGCATCAAGAGGTGCGTTGCTTGAAGCATGGAAAATGTTCAGGATGCGTAGAACATGGTTGGCAAATGATTTTTGTCAGCCTATTTATGAGGAATGGCTGACTGAAGCAGTTGCAAAAGGTCGCATTTATGCACCTGGATTCTTTTCAGACCCACTTATAAGAAAAGTATACTGTGAATGTGATTGGTGTGGACCTTCTCCTGGACAATTAGATCCAGTTAAAGAAGCTAATGCAGCTACTATAAGAGTAGAACAAGGATTTTCTACAAGACAGCAAGAAACTATTGAGATGAATGGTGGAGATTTCTTTGACAATAATAGACAACGAATACGAGAAGAGAAAGCAAGAAAAGAACTCAGTATGGTAACAGTAATTAAAGAGAAAGGAAGTGAATAGATGCCAAAGAATATTAATATCAAAGGTGACATTATACCAAATGATTATGCCTGGATTTATGACTGGATGGAGTGGGATTATACATGTCCTAGACAGATTGAAAATGCTCTTAATCAAGCTAATGGTGGAGAAGTAATCTTCTTAATCAATAGTGGTGGTGGTAGTGTATTTGATGGCTACGAAATATTTAACCTTATTAAAGGATATACAGGGAAAACAACGGCAAAGATTGTAGGAGTTGCAGCGAGTGCAGCATCATTTATTGCAATGGCTGCTAATACAGTTCAAGCAAGTGCATTATCTCAGATAATGATTCACAGAGCAGCAAATGGTAACCATGGCAATGCTCCATCACATCGTGATAATGCAAGTTTTCTAGAGCAGGTTGATAATACTATTGTAAAAGCATACACAATGAGAAATAAAAAAACAGATGAAGAAATGATTGCTTTGATGGATAAAACAACATGGTTTACAGCTGAACAAGCATTAGAAGTAGGTATTATTGATGAAATTATAAACAATGATGTATCAGCACCAAAGATCTACAACTCTTTAGAGAATAAGCAAGAAGTTATAGATAAGCTTATCAATCTTGGGAGTGTCGAGAATATGAAGAAAGCATTACTTAACAAAAATTTAGGTATTAGTGGTGTAACAAACACCATTGACAATACAAATACAAATTCTAAGGAGGAAGAAATAATGACGGTGGACAAATTAAAACAAGAGCATCCATCTATCTATAATCAAATTGTAGAAGATGCTCAAAAAGAAGCAGTAACAAATGAAAGATCACGTATTAAAGCAATTCAAAATTTATCAGTGCAGGGCGTAGAAGATGTTATAGATGATGGCATTGAAAGAGGACTTAGTGCTGGTGAAGTAGCAATTAATATTATTAATGCACAAAAGAAGATTGGTGAAAATCATCTTCAAAATGTTATGAAGGATGCTAATGAAAGTGGTATTAACAATATTAGTAATGAACCAGCACCACAAAATAGTGATAAAGATGATAAAAATGAATCTGTAAACATATTAGTTGCGGCAGGTCAAAAAATTATGGGAGGTAGAAGATAATGTCAAGAAAAGCATTTCAAAAAGTTGGTGAATTCACACCAGATAAGCTTATTGCAGGGAACACGCATCCTATAGATACAAAGGGGGTAGAAATTGCAACAGGATCAGGTGTACTTGTAAGGGGTACATTAATTAATGCAACAGGTACTATGTGTACAGCCACATCGGATGTTCCAGTAGGGATTTTATGTGATGATGTAACTCAAAACTCATCTGGTACCACTACAGCTTTAATGTATATTAGTGGTGATTTTAAAGCAAGTGAAATTACTGTAGGTGATGATGTTACAGTAACATCCTTTGAATTAGAACTGCAAAAACTAGGAATCTTTTTAAAATAAGGGAGGAAATAACTAATGGGAATTAATATTTATGAAACAGCTACAATGCTAGAAGCTTTAAGACAAACACCACCAGTACATACTTTCTTAAGAGATACATTCTTTAACAATCCAAAGTTTGCGAAAACAGAGAAGGCTCTTATTGATATTATCAAAGGTGGTGTATCAGCAGCGCCGTTTGTTGCACCAAGAGTTAATGGTGTACTTGAAACTAGACGTGGTTATACAACAAATGAAATCACTACTCCAAGAGTAGCACCTAAACGTGTATTGACTGGAGAAGACTTAGAGAAGAGACAACCAGGGGATAATACATATACAACAAAATCACCTGATCAAATTGCAGCAGAAATGCTAATGCAAGACTTAATTGAAATGGATCAAGAGATTACTTTATCAGAAGAATGGTTATGCGCAAAGGTATTATTAGGATCATCATTTGACATTACCGAATATGATGAAAGCGGCAAAGAAGCTGGGACATTCAACGTTGATTTTGGATTCACCAATAAAATTAGTGTTGCCACTGCTAAAAAGTGGACAGCAGAAGGAGTAAATCCTATTGAACAAATTGAAGAATGGATTGAAAAAAATATCTTAACAAAATCATCAGCAACGCCTGACATTATTCTTTTAGACCCTGATGCTGGGAAAACATTTGCCAATAATTCATTTGTAAAGGAAATTATTCAATTAAGAGCACAAGCAGGTTCTTTTGCTGAAGCACAATACAAAGGCAGAGGAGTAACTTCATATGGTAGATTCACTAAATACGGAATTGAAGTAGTATCTTACTCAAATATTGTAAAAGCGAATGGTGTAGCAGAGCAATTACTGCCAAAAGGTACTTGTATTATTGCACAATCTGGTTCTGGTAATATTACATACGGAGCAATTACACAAAAGGAAAATGGTAAATGGGTAAAATACATGGAAAAACGTGTTCCAAAGTACTCTGTTGATGATGAAAAAGAAATTGATACAGAGAGATTGGCGTCAAGACCGTTACCATGGATGCCCGATGTAGATTCATATGTAGTGGCAACAGGTGTTTGCTAAGAGGGTGAAATTAAATGGGATTCAAAGAACAAATAAATAAAGATTTAGAACAAACATTTTTCAATATAGATGAATTTACAGAAGAGCACATTATTAACGGACAGAAAATAAGTATTGTAGTAGATAATGATAGACTTGAAGAGAGATCTAAAAAAGAGTATGACGGCTTATATGTTGGTGAGCTGTTATTTTTTGTGCCAAAATCAAGGTTAAGTGCAAAACTTAAGCAAGATGGACCAGTTATTTTTGATGAAAAGCAAATGTATGTATTTTCGTTAAGAGAAGATAACGGAGTCTATGAAGTGATTCTAAATCAAAACCTAGTAGGTGGTTAATATGGGTAAAGGGAGTGTTTGGATTGATACAAAAGAAATAGACTTACTTAGTTTAGAACTTAAATCATTTCCTAAACAAACTCAAACTGCTATTTATCATGCACTTAAAAGAAGCCTAGATCAGACAAAAACTGAAATAGGTAGGATAGTTCCTAAAGAATATGCTATTAAGCAGAAAGAGATAAAAAAATCATTTATTGGTGGAGTTAATTATCCAACTAAATCAAATTTAAAAGCTTCTCTAACATCAAAAGGGAAGCTTTTAAGCTTTGCACATTTTCCTTTTACTCCTAAGACAGCAATTAGAAAGGGTAAACGTGCAGTTGTTAAGGTTACTATTAAAAAAAATAGCCCTAAAGTACCTTCTAAAGTTGGTTTTACAGCTACGACTGGCGCAAAAGGTGAAGATAAGGTTCAATTTAATGTATTTAGGAGAATAGGTGTATTTAAGAAATCTACAAGAGGTAGATATGCTGAAAAAGGATATAAGCGTGAAATGATTGCTCCTATTAGAACACTTTCTATACCTCAAATGATTACCTCAGAAGGAATGGAAAAGAGAATACAAGACTTTGCCTTAGAAAAATTTGAGCAGAGGTTAGAGCATGAAACCCAAAGGGCATTAGAAAAAATACAATCAAAGGTGAAGGGAGCGAATTAGTTGAATAGTGTATATGTGTTAAACGAGATTAAATCGTTCCTTGAAGAAAATGTATCAAAACAGATAAAGCTTCAAAAGGCATCTGACAATGATATATTTGCTTACGAACTAGTTAGTCCTAGCGTATTCACAGGCTGGCTACCTCCTAATGGTATGTTGCCAGATAATATTGGTGATGTACCATGCTTGATAGTAGGAATGGATGGTGGCTCAGATGATGGAAGTATAAACGAGTTTAAAATAAAAATATCGTTTGCAGTGTATTCTCCAGGAGAGCATAAGGAACAAGGAGAATATACACCTAATTTTAATGGGTATGTTGACTTATTAAATCTTATAGATTTAACAAAATCACAACTTGTTAAAGAAAAGATTATTAATAATACACTTTGTATTGGAGAAGAAATATCTTGGGATATGTATCAGGACCAACCATATCCATATTGGTATGGTTATATGACGTTTGGAATTTCTGGTAAAGCTTATCCTAAAGTCAATATAGAAAAATTACTAAATAGTTAGGAAAGGGTGATGTAATGTACAAACATGGAGCATTTGCTGAGATTATGGCTACAAAGGATTATATTCCACCAAAGGCATTAGGTACGTTACCTGTTTATTTCGGTACGCTACCAGTACATCAATTTAGAGAGTACTCAGATAAAGTTAATACACCTATCTTAGTCTCTAGTTTTAGTGCTGCAGAGGTTCAAGCTGGATATAATGATGAATGGAGCAGTTTTACACTGTGTGAAGCTATTGATGCACATTTCAGAAATAATATTAAGCCTATAGGGCCTATTGTATTAATCAATGTATTAGATCCTTCAAAACATGCTACAGAAAATAAAACAGTTACAGTATCGCTGTTAAATAAGACAGGCTATATAGAGAATAATAAAGTGATTCTTGATAGCATTAGTATAGCTGATAAACAATTAGGGGTAGATTATGATGTAAAATACACTAGTGATGGAAATAGGATAGAAATTAAGGACATCAAAGGAACTATTTTAACTCCTGTAGAGGTATCATTTAAGGAAGTTGACTTAGCATTAGTTACTGAATCAGAATTGATAGGTGGAACCGATGCAGAAACAGGGATTAAAACAGGTATTAGCGTAGTTGATTACGTATATTTAACTCACAATATGGTTCCTACTCTATTTTGTGCACCAGGATGGAGTGAGAAAGAAACTGTAGACACAGCACTTAAAGCAGCAAGCCAAAAGATTAATAACCATTGGTATGCTTTTGTTAATAGCGATATTGAAAGTACATCTGTAAAAACAATTAAACATGCTAAGCAAGCTAAAGTTGAAAAAAGCTATGTGAGTAGTAATGAAAGTCCTTGCTGGCCTATGGCTTATAAAGGCACAAAAAAATATCATCTATCTACATTAGCGACAGTAACTATGCAATGGGTGGATTATGAGAATGGTGGAGTACCATATGAAACACCATCAAATAAGCCAGTTGATGTAGTTGGTATGTGCCTTGCAGATGGAAAACCTATTATATTTGATCAAGTACAAGCAAATGACCTTAATTATAAAGGTATTAGAACACTTTCATACTGGGGTGGAAGATGGGTACTTTGGGGTGGGCATACTGGAGAGTACGAATATGGAAAAGATATTGATAAGAAGAATGTATTTGATTGTAGCGTTCGTATGCTACAGTACATAGCGAATACTTTCCAGAGTCGATATGGTATTCAAGTGGATAAGCCTATGAATCGTGCGCTTAAAGATACAATCTTAAATGATATGCAAGAATGGTTAGATAATCTTATTGCGCAAGGGAAAATACTTTTAGGAGAAATTGTATTTGAAGAGACAAGCAATCCTACATCAGATGTTGTAGAAGGTGACTTTGTATTTGATATAGCAACAACCACCACACCACCAGGGAAAAGCTTAACAGCTAAGATTTGTTACACAGTAGAAGGTATTGATGTATTATTTGGAGGTGATGAGTAATGTCAAAAGTAATTAGTGGTAGTATTATAGCACATAAGTTACTATCAAATAATGTAGAGATTGATGATCAAGTATCATGCCAACTGCCATCAATTGAAAAACCAACTCAAGAAATCAAAGGTGCAGGTATTATGGGACCTATTGATATGCCAATGACAGGTCAAGTAAATAGTATGGTATTTTCTATTTCATCACGTTCAATTAACAGTGGTGCTTCTGAACTTGCAAAGCCAGGAGTGCAAAATCTTGAATTAAGATTTATCCGAGATATTATGCAAGCAGATGGTAGTATGATTCCAGAGGGAACTAAGATATTCATTTCTGGAGTTAATAAAAAATATGATCCAGGTAAAATAGAAAATGGTGCTACTATGGATGGTAGTATTGAGTTTGAAGTATTGAGATACAGACAAGTAATCAATGGCAAAGAAGTATTGCTTATTGATAAGCTTAACAGCATATACAAAATTAATGGAATAGATTACATGGAAAAAATCAGAGCCGCTCTATAATGAGTGGCTCAATTTATTTTAGGAGGAAATGAGATGAATGAAAAAATGGTAGAAGCATTAAAAACAAACGTGTTAACACTTACGAAACCAATCTTTATTGATGGGAAAGAAGTAAAAGAGTTAATTTACGACTTTGAAAGTATGACTGCTAGAGACAAGTTAAATGTAGGTAAACGTATTAAATCAGATGGTATCCCGATATCTGTTGAAGAACTAGATACAGATTATCACATGTACTTATTTGCAGGTGCTGTTGTAAAAGCAAATCCAGAGATGGATATGTCAGATGTATTTAGATTAAGTGCAAAGGATATTCAAAAAGGCGCTAAGCTGGCAAGGAGTTTTTTCTACGTGAATTTGGAGGAATAATTGGAGATGAGATTCTTCATAGGCAAATAGCTAGGGTAACGCTTAATACATCTACTTCTGCAGAACATTGCTACAATATGACTCTTATAGATTTTGTTGAGTTTTATAGATATCTAGTAGAGGAATCACAAGCTATGAGGAAGGAGGGAGAGAGTGGCAAGTAAAAAAGAATTACAGGCATTAATTACTTTAGCTGGTAAAGTAGATCCTAGTTTGCAAAATGCATTATCTAAAGCAACTAAAGGAACTAAAGACCTTGGAGAGAGTATGCAAGAATCATCAAAGCATGCGAGTAGACTTGGGGATATCATTAAGGGTTCTGTGATAGGTAACATGGTCTATGATGGTATAAGGACCGTAACGAACTATGTTAAACAATTAGGAACACAAGCTTTAGAAACTGCAAGTAGCCTTATTGAAGTGCAAAACGTTGTAGATACTACATTCTCATCAAGTGCTATTCAAATTGATGCTTGGTCAAAGACTACATTAAAGGCTTTTGGTATTACAGAGTTACAGGCTAAACAATGGTCTGGGAGTATGGGAGCAATGCTTAAGAGTAGTGGTATAGCTGCTGATGATATGCTCATAATGTCTAAAACATTAGCTGAATTGGCTGGGGATTTTTCATCATTCTACAACCTATCTCATGAGGATGCTTGGAATAAGGTTAGAGCTGGTATGTCAGGGGAGACTGAACCACTCAAACAACTAGGTATTAATATGAGCGTAGCAAATCTAGAGGCATACGCTTTAGGAGAAGGCATTAAGAAGTCATATAAAGATATGACACAAGCAGAGCAAACGCTATTGAGATACAACTATTTATTAGAAATGTCTACAGATGCTCAAGGAGACTTTGCTAGAACGTTAGATACATCTTGGGAGAATCAGAAAAGACTTCTTAAGAATAACATCATGGATAAGGCTAGTGCTGTATTAGCAAAATTCATACCACTATTGACAGATTTAACAGCTAAAGCTAATGCTTTCGTAGAGCAAATTGATATAGACATGGTCATATTGAATATAGAAAATGGATTTAGATTAGCGGGAGATGCTGTTGGTTGGATGAAAGATAATATAGATTGGATTATACCAACAGGACTAACTTTAGCTGGTGTAATGACATCTATAAAAGCTATAAATATTGTTAGGAGTATTTCAGAAACTGTTGCATGGGTAGGAAAACTTACATCTTTTACTAAATTACTAACCCTTGCTAAGATAAAGGATAAAGCAGAAACATTATATCTAATGGCTTTATATTCAAAAGATGCTGTTGTAAAAGGCATAAGTACAGCAGGAACATGGGCAATGACAGCAGCTCAAGGTGCACTTAACGGGATTATGGCTATAGGTACAGGGATAATGGGAGCTTTTGGAGCAGTATTAGCATTCGTCACATCTCCAATAGGTTTGGTTGTTCTAGGTATAGCGGCGCTGATAGCTGTAGGTGTAGCATTATGGAAAAACTGGGATACAGTTAAGGTCAAAGCGTTTGAGCTATGGGAAGGAATGAAGTCTGCATTTGGGGGAATAGGTGAATGGTTTGGTGGATTATGGGAGGGTGTAAAGGAAAGCTTTAAAGGATTTGTAAACTTTATTATAGGTGGAATTAATAGGATTCCAGAAGGTATTAATAAAATACAAATTAGCGTACCAGATTGGGTACCAGGCTTGGGTGGAAAGACATTAGGATTTAATATCCCTACAATTCCTACATTTGCAATGGGAGGGATTGCAACACAAGCATCTATATTTGGTGAAGCAGGTCCAGAAATGGCAATACCTTTAAAACGTACACCAAGATCTATTCATTTATTAAATCAAACAGCAGAATTTTTAGGTGTGAATAAATCGGTTACTGAAAAAGTGGCACAGAAGGTTGCAAATATCGTTATTAATGTTACAGGTGATACAAGTAAGCAATCTATATTAGATATTAAAGAAGCAGTGAAACAGGCATTACAAGAATTAGAGTATGAAGAGGAGGTTGTAAGTTTTGGATAATTATATTGAGTACACTACAGTTGATGGTGATACTTTTGATATTATTGCTTTGGATATGTACAATGATGAATTTAAATCACATCTAATTATTCAAGCTAACCCTTCATACGCTAAGATAATCACTTTTAAAGCGGGAGTAGTACTTAAGGTTCCAGTTGTTGAAGAGGATATTCCAGAAACACTCCCTCCTTGGAAGAGGTGAAAATATGCAACTTATATATGAAGGAAAAGACATAGCATCGGAAGTAGATATTCAAACATGTAAAATACATGACTTATCAGGTGAAAAGTTTGATTCAGTTGAAATAATATTTAATAATCATGAGAATCAGTGGAGTTCATGGAAGCCTGAAAAGAACCAGATGGTGCTAATTAAGCATGAAGGTTTCTCATCTGGACAAATGTATATCAATGGTATGCAACAATTAAGTGGATGTATTAAGATGATTTGTTTGCCTGTTAAGACTAAGGCTAAAGAAAAGCACACAAAGTCATGGGAGAACGTCACTTTAATGGAGCTACTAAATGAATTTGCTAATAAAAATGCACTAAAGCTTAAAACTTATAACATAAATAATTATAGATACCATAGGTTAACACAAGTTGAGGAGTCTGATTTTGTATTCATAAGTAAAAGATGCATGATTGAAGGTTATGTGATGAAGATTACTAATAACTCATTAGTGGTATATGATGAAAAATTTATGGAAGCTCAACATCCTATTGAAATTCATATGAGTGATGTTATTGGTGAATTTAGATTTTATGATGGGTTAACAAAAACATATAGTGGAGCGAGAATAGGTGATTATATTTATCTGTGTGAAGATACAATAGGACCTATAATAAACTTAGATATTGAAACAAATAGCATTGGTGAATCAGAGAGATTTGCAAAGAATGGCCTAAGATCAGTGAATAAGTACGAGAGTATTATGGAGTTTGATATCAAATTTAATCCTGGTATTGCAGCAGGATGCACGGTGGATTTAAATGGATTTGGATTGGCAGATAATAAATACTATGTATTTCAATGTACTCAAAACATAAGTTCTAATTTGACTTCACTTAAGTTAAGAACGATTCCAGGATGGTGATTCATGAATTTAAAAGGTGAAATATCGGTTATCAAAGATGATAAGGCAAAAGTATTTATAAGAGAAAAAGGACTTTTAACAAATCTATTAGATGTTGCAGAGCACGTTGGCCCATTAAAAACAAATGATAAAGTAGTAGTATCATTTTATGGAAATACATTTACAGATGGAATAATAAGTGCAAAGGTAAAGGAGGGCTAGAATGTATTTAGCAATGTTTGGCCCTAAGGGATTTACAGTAAGTAGTGAAAAGGTAGTTACATTTGATGAGTTTGGACTTGAATCAGGATTAGATACAGAAACACAAGAAAGTAAGGATAAGAAGCCTAGTACCTATATCAAAGGTGCTGGGCTTGATTCTTTTAGCATAAAGGTTAGGCTAGAAGCAGAATTAGGCATTAAGCCTCTTGAACAAATAGAATCATGGATGCAGGTTAAAGATGAAGCTAAAGCATATCCCTTTTTGATAAAAGGAAAGCCACTTATGAATACAAAGTGGATATTAAAAAATGTTTCCGTAAATGAAACAAACTTTGATGCAGCTGGTAACTTATTTAGCGCTACACTAACATTAAAATTTGAAGAATTTGTTAAGGCTGGTAGTAAAAAAGAAGAAAGTACAAAGAGGTCAAAAAAAACAAAAGCTGTAAAGAGCTCAAAGAGTACTAAGCAAAAAGATACTACGTCTGTTTATAACGTTCTTAGTCCATCTCAAAAAGCAGATTTAAATAGAATTAAATAGGGTGTGAGAAAGTTGTTATATGAGATAGATACATTACAAAGAAATGATTTAAATTGGAATGCAAAGGGTGTAGAGAGAAAACTACAAAATATAAGAACACTACTCAATACATGGAGATATGAGGTAGCTTATGATAGGACTAAAGGATTAGATCCATCAATATTAGATTTACCTAAAGATGAAGCTATTGCGCTTTACATATCAGAAGTATATCGAATGATTGAGACATATGAAGAAGATGTAGTGATAAAGAGTGTTAAATTTATAAGTATTGATGAAGAGGGACATATGGCTTTTAAGGTGGTGGTTGAGATTTGAATTTTGTAAAAGTAGATGCAAAACAATTATATAATGAAATACTAGTGCAGTTTCAACAAGCATTAGGAGAAGTACTTTATCCAGGAGATGAAAGACGTATCTTTTTAGAGCAAGAAGTACAGCTTATAGTTGGTATCTATAATGCAATTAATGAAAGTGCTAAACAAAACTTACTTACCTATGCTAAAGGACAAGTTCTTGATGCTATAGGAATAGAATATGATACAAAACGCTTACAAGCTCAAAAGGCAATGTGTAGAGTAGAATTTAGATTATCTAGTGCTCAAATGCAGACAGTTCATATTCCTAAAGGAACTAGAGTTACACCAGATGGGTTGTTATTCTTTGAAACTCTTTCTGATACGTTTATTAGCGCGAATACTGCATCATTAGAAGTAGATGTAGTGGCAACTGTAGCAGGAGTGAATCATAATGGGTTTGCACCAGGACAGATAAAGACATTGGTTGATATGATTCCTTTTGTTGGGAGCGTATCAAATATTACAACTAGCAGTGGTGGATCAGAAGAGGAAGAGGATGATAATGGAGTAGATATTTGGAGTGGTTATAGAGAAAGAATTCGATTAGCAGCAGCTAAAATATCTACAGCAGGACATGAGTTAGGTTATATCTATCATGCTAAAAGTGCAGATACAGATATTGATGATGTTATAGTAACTTCTCCTAGACCAGGAGAAATACTAATAACAGCACTAATGAAAAATGGCCAGTTGCCATCAGAAGCTATTATAGAAAGAATAAAGAATGCTTGTAATAGCAAAAAGGCAAGACCAATGACTGATAAAGTGAGTGTAGCAGCGCCTACAGTATCAGAATATAGTATTTCTTTAACTTATTACATTGCTTTAGATAATGCAGCAAGTGAAAACATTATAAAGGCTAAGGTTGTTGAGTCTGTAAATGAATATATTAAGTGGCAGGATTCTAAAATAGGCAGATCAGTTAATCCAGATTATCTAAAACAACTTATTTTAAATGCAGGAGCATATAAAGTTGATATTACATCACCTATATATACAGAAATTCAAGAGACACAAGTTCCTAAAGTGACGACTAAAAGTATTATTTATGGAGGATTGAAAGGATGATTTAATGGAACTAGGTAATGTTAATGTACTCACATTGCAAACATCAGCAATGAAGCAGGATAAGACAACACAGGCAATGAGTTTAGTACTAACAGAGATATTAAATGAAATAGATACCGGTAGAAGTTTAATAAGGACACAACTAGAGGACTTACCAGAAGAAGTATTAGATACCATTGCAATAGAAAGAAATATATTTTGGTATGATGCTAATGCGAATGCAGATATCAAGAGAAATATAATTAGAAATTGCAATAAGGTATTCAGAACACTTGGTACTAATTATGCTATAGAGCAAGTTATAGCAGACTATTTTGGAGATGGCCAAATAGAAGAATGGTATGAGTATGATGGACAACCTTATCATTTTAGAGTACTTACAACCAATACGAAAGTAACAGGAGAACTTGCAGAGCAATTTCATAAAGCAGTAGAAGCAGTAAAAAGGAAAAGTACACGACTTCATGAAGTATTAGTGATGATGAGTGCAAATCTAAATCTTTATTATGGGTTTATAGTACATACAGGTGACAAAATAATCATTAGACAGGAGGGATGAAATGGCTTTTGGAAGTGTAGATTTTACAACAAGAGGAAAGGTGCTGCAATCAAAGGCACAAGTTGGTACGAAACTTAACTTTACTAAGCTTGCCATAGGTGATGGTGAACTAGGGAGTCAATCTATTTTAGAATTGACAGATTTAAAAAGTAAAAAACTAGATATTCCTATATCAAACATAAAAGTACTCACTGGAGGTATTGCAAGTATAGGTGGTACCTTTACGAATCAGGACATTGACACGGGGTTTTATTGGAGAGAGTTAGGGCTTTATGCAACAGATCCAGACTTAGGAGAAATACTCTATTGCTATGGTAATGCAGGAGCATTAGCTGAATATATTCCCTCTAGTGGTGGTAGTCAAATATTAGAAAAGTTTGTGGCTATTGAAACGATTATAGGAAATGCCATAAATGTGAGTGCCACAATTAATCAAAGTTTAGTATATGCAACTATAGAAGACATTGAGAATCATAATATTAATCCAGTCGCACACCCTGAGTTAATCAATCAAATCAAGAATTTATCTAGTCCATATGTTATACCAGAAGGTTCAGATATTCCTATTCAAGATAGAGTAAAGGGGAAGATGTATTTTAAAGTTACAAGTAGACAAAGTGGTGGAAGTAGCAATGGCATTATAAAAGTAAGCCCTAATATGGGGATTGAAATAAAAGAATAAGGAGTGAACAATATGTCAGCATTAAAAAAGGTAAGAGTACAATTATTAGATGAAAATACAAGTGCAGTTATCGAAGAAGTGGATGTATTAACATCTGCAGATGCTGTTACATTTTCAGATGGAGAAACCTTTCAACAAAAGCTAGATAGAGGTAAATTAACAGGGCCCAAAGGTGCAACGGGAGCAGTTGGTCCACAAGGTCCTATAGGAGCCACAGGCCCACAGGGTCCAGCTGGAGTTGCAGGATCTAGAATGCATAATGTTACTGGGACACCAGATACATCATTAGGTGTAGTAGGAGATTGGGCACTAAACACATCTAATGGAGATGTATTTGAAAAAACAGCATCTACAACTTGGACTAAAAGAGGAAACTTTAGAGGAACAACTGGAGCACAGGGACCAGTAGGAGCGACAGGTGCCACAGGGCCACAAGGTCCAAGGGGAGAAACAGGAGCAACGGGGCCGCAAGGGCCAGCAGGTGCAAAGGGGGCAACAGGACCACAGGGGCCTAAAGGTGATCCAGGTGATGGCATTAAAGTTGGGACAACTACATCCAATGCAGTACCAAGAAAACTATTTTTTAAAGTAATAGAATAGGAGGCATGACATGGCTAAATTAAAAGGAGAACTTCAGGCTGATAATGGAGATGTGCTTCATCCTCATACATCTGCAGACGTTGTATTTATGGATGATGGAACGAGTGCAGAAGAAAAAATTAAAAGTATAGATCAGAAAATAACGGGTATAGATGTTTCGGGTGATGTTAGACGGGTTGTCAACGAAAGAGTTAATGCAGATACTTCTAAACCGCTTAATACTTTGATTAATGAATGGATTAATTCTGCTAAAACAGCTATTTTAAATGTCATTAATGGACTGCCACAAAAAAGTGTTTGGACAGATGCTAGAGGTGCTAAATTAGATAATCTTAATCAAAGTATGAGTACAACTCAGACAAATATTACTACTGCAGTAAATTCAGCTAGAGATGTTATTAAAAATCATATTACAGCAGAGACAAGTGGACTAAAAGTGTATCAACCACATGCAAGCAATGTGTTAGCTACCTTATGTACAGCTTATGCTTTTAGCAATGGTGCTCAGAGCTACATGGGAAGATTTATTGCTAAAAGGTCAGGTGTAATTAGAGTTTGTTTCCTAACTACAAATGGTACAGATAATTCAAGAATTACTGTTTACACCAATCCAGATGTACAGGCTACACTATCATCTAGTCATGGAATAAATAGCTCTTATACAAGTTGGGAAGGGCTTCTTTTAAATACTAATATACATAACATAGGTTCACCAACGTACATGACTATGAAAACCGTTATGGAGATTGGTCACAAAGCGGTGAATAATAATAAAAACTGTATATTTGATATGTATGTACATGAGGGACAATGTTTATATTTCTCAGGATGGTATGTAGGAACAGCTACACTTAAAATTTTAGGAACGGAGGTTGTACTATGATTATTTATGTAAGTGATGAGAACACAGTATTATGGTCACACAGTGATAATTCGGTAAAAAGTCTTGAAGCGTATATGGATGATCCAAGATGTATTAGAGTTCCTGATGATATAGTTATTCCTATAGTCCCACAAGACGACTATATGTATAGATTGGTATATCACGAAGAATCACAAGGTGTGACCTTAGAGAAACTCTGTAAGAGGCCATTAACGGAGAAAGAGATTATTGAAAGAACTCATGGGTTATGCCTACAAAGTGGAGAGGATAGCCTAATGAGCGTGGAGCTGGGTTTAGATACAAATGGGAAGGTAACAACTGCAGGTAACGATTCGTTATTACTTATGGAACTATTAACTTCTATAGATGAGAAACTTAATCAATTATTAAGCCAAAAGGCCTGAGATAAATAAAATAATTTAAAGGAGGTATCACAATGATTGATACAGTACAATATCCAGTACAAGTAAGAGCAAATGCAAGATTAGTAGATGCAGGAAGAAAGAAAGTAGAAAAGTGTCCAGCTGCACAACAAACAGAAATCTGTGTAGTCCTTATTGCTGATTATGAATGGCAGTTAGAAGGAATAGGGAAAAAAGTTATTCCAGAGAAGTATCAAGAAGAAGTCAAAAAGAAACTTGGGTTAATAGAATAAAAGAATGAGCTGAGTGGATGGAGAATAAGAATGGAAAATGAATAGACAGTAGTTTATAATAATTGTTATTCATTACAAAAAACGTTATTATTAGCTACAAAACTACATAAATCTACAGAAAATATGCTATTATTTTTAGAAAAATATTTTAGGAGATAAAAGGAAAAAAATTTAATGAGCACTAAGGTAATGGTAACAAAAGTAATAGCATATTTGAGTTATTTTTATAAGAAGTTTAAAATTAGAGATTCTGACTATATAAATAACTTAGGAGATTTTATTAAAGAAGGAAGTATAGAGATTAAACAAGTTAATAAATTGGAGATTAAACAATTAAATATTAAAAATTCATTGCATATTCTAAGGAAAATATATGTTTCTTGCAATTCTAATGAACGCATTAAAATATATCAGAGTAATGGAGAGAACATTATTATTAGAGTGGAGAATCATCGTACACCTATTTATTTATCTATATATGCTGAAGAAGTGCAGGTGTGCGGAAAGAGTATAGAGGAAGGTGAAATGATAATTTATATTAACAAAATACTAAGAGATACTATATATAGAATTGAGATAGAGAGTATAAAAGAGAGGGAGTTTTTAAGCTTTCTAGAAGTGAGACAAAAATAAGTAAAAAAGATGATTAACTTAATAGTTATCATCTTTTTTTTGCTGTAGGAGGAAAAAATATGGATGTAGATGTAATTCAGACATTAGTAAGCAGTTTGGGGTTTCCTATTACGATGGTAGGAGCGTGTGGCTTATTTATATGGAAAATGTATCAAGCCCAGTTGAATGATAAAGAGAGACTCTATACAGAGTTAGGTAAGGCAAATGCAGCAAATGAGAAGTTTGCAGAGATTATTGGTACATACACAGTAAAGTTAGAATCTATCGAAAGCAAAGTAGATAAAATTCAAGATAAGGTAGGTGCGTAATAATGAGTGATTTAATAAAACAATGTAGGGATGTAAAGAAATTATCAGCACAGGCTCAAAAGGCTTGTGCTCTTTTTATGGAAGAATGCGAGAGGCAAAAGTTAAATGTGCTCATAGTAGAGACATTAAGAACTAAAGAAAGACAATATTATTTAGCATGCCAAGGTAGAACAGTAGCACAGGCAAAAGCTATGGGGGTACCTGCAACATTTGCTGAGAAATATGCTAATCCATCAGAGAAGCAAGTTACATGGACTTTGGATAGTAATCACTTAGATGGTATGGCTTTTGACTTCTGTAAGAATGTAAAAGGCCAAGAGTATAGTGATAAAGCTTTCTTTAATAAGTGTGGAAAGATTGTATCTGACTTAGGATTAGAATGGGGAGGAGCTTTTGGAGACTCACCACATGTTCAAGTGCCTAAAGGTTGGAAAGAGCCAGTTATGAAAGAAGATGGAGAACTGAAAAAAGCAGTGACGAAGATCATTGATAGTGGAATACAGATTAATGATGCAAGTTGGAATAGGCTAGATAGAATCAATCTTAAAAATGTACCAGCACTGTTAAATAAGCTAGGTGGAATAGATAAGCTTGTCAAGGAGGTCGTTATTTCAGATGCAACATTGTGGACCACAGGTAAATACAATGTAAGTCATGTAAGAAGTCTCTTAATTAAATATGGGAGTAGGTGTAGGTAGGGCTTAGGCTCTACCTTTTATTTTTTTGTTCAAATACTGATTTAATTATAAAAATATGATAAAGTTAAAATAAGAAAAATAGATATTTGTAAGATCGATAAATTAGAATTTGAGGGGAAAATATATGTCAGATACGCTTTTAAAACTATTAAAAGATAAGAAGGTAGCCGATTCATACCAGTTCTATACCTCATGTGACTACAAGTTATACTTTGCCGAGACAAGTTTACAGGCACTTCAAAACATAGTTGAGAACTACCAGACAGATGAAGCTGAAAGGGTTGCAAAGGTATACTCCGATGCTATACAAACTGGGGTGGGGAAATATTCAGCACATACAAATACTGTTGACTATTTAGGTGTAGAGATGCGCGTTACCTCCCTTATGGACAAACTAACAATGGAGATACTGGGGTTATTGCATAACTTTTTTGATACCTATGCACAGTGGTTAAATTCGGCTTTACTAGGTGAAAATGCCCTGTTGATTAAGGGTGTCACATTATCCAAGCTAGTACAAAAGATAGGCACGTGTCCCGAATATACAGGAACCTTTTTAGAGACACTTAAAGGTTTACCATCTGATTCGCAATATGGTTATATTGCAGATTTTAATAACATACTTAAACATAGGTATCAGATTTATGTGGATAATCGCTTCGACATTCTTTCAGCTACGGGAAGTGTTTCTATACCGTCATTTACCAAGGATAGCCGTACGCATATAAAGGAAGATGCTTTGAAAGTTTTAAAAAGAAGTTTAGATTTTTGTAAACAATTGCTTTCAGATTCACGTGAGTTTATTGAAGAATATTACTTATCAAATGACTGCAAGTATGTGACTCATAGGATTTACAATCCTAACACATACATGGTATTTGAAACGAAGGAGGATGCTCGGGCATTCCGTTCTCCTAAGAACCACTACTACTTCATAGAGGTTGACCCTACAAGTATCCAAGATGAATACCATGTGATGCTTTGCTATGATAGAATGGATAACCCCGATGACAAACGCATTAAATGTTATAACTCAGGCTACCCTATAATCATGCTTAAAGACAAAGTAACGCAGAGCATCATTGGAATAATGAAACCTATGGATTCGGAAGTGTTTAAACTAGAGGATGAGCACGAGCTTCAATATCGAAAATATGCTACTGTGCGACATGATTATCAATATGAAATGGCAATGGCAATATGTGAAGATACTAACTTTACATACTATATGTATTTGAGTGACGCAACAATTGTTACTCTGCGTGGAGATAAGTAGTTGCTAAAACCAATTTGTTATGGTGTATGGGTGTAATGCAACTCCTTAGCAATAAAACGATTATACTAACAGGCTAGATAGCCCCTTCTGTATGATATACCAGGATTAACAAATAGTTGATTGGTAGAGCGTTGGCTCTACTTCTATTTTTTTGTTCAAATGATGATTTTATCAAGAAGTAATGATAAAAGAAAATAAATATAATAAAATAATATATACTGTGATATAATTTTTCTATTATATTATGGAGGGATAACTGATGTCTATAACAATAAAAACAAGAAAAATGCTATGGGGTAAATCTGCGAACAGATGTAATTTCACAGAATGTCGACATGAACTGGTAATGGATGCGACAAAAATAGATAATGAATCTATTATTGGCGAAGAGTGTCATATTGTAGCAAGAGAAACTAATGGACCTAGAGGAGAATCAGATTTATCAGTAGAACAAAGAAATACATATAATAATTTAATATTAATGTGCAGCATACATCATAAATTAATAGATGATCAACCCAATACATATACTATTCAAAAGCTTGAAGAAATGAAAAGAAAACATGAAGATTGGGTTAGAGATACTTTGAATGATAAAAAAGATACATTAAAATATCAAATAAAATATGATAAAAGTAGAGCAGTTGGTCCATTTATAATTGTGAAGAAAATAGAAGGCAGTTTTCAGAACAACAGGTCAATAGGCCACGAGCATGAGTCAGAAAAAATTGTAGATAGCAATAAAAACCCACAAATAGTACATATGTTAAATGAGCAATACTATGATGGGTATAGTATTTATATAAAAAATATAGGAAATGAACCTGCACTAAATATAAGATGGGAAAGTGATGATGACCTATTAGAAGAAAGCTATGACACACAAGATGGGTGGGTCGAAGTAGTTAATGGGAAAATGCATTTAGAACCTGGTGAGGGAATATATATAGAATGTAAGAAGGAGACAGGATTTATAAATTTGACATATTTTGACCTAAGATATGACGAATATTCTAAAAATATACTTGTGGTTTATGATGAAGAAAAAGGGACTATAGAAGTTTCAGATACATTTTAA